TACTGCTCGTTGCAGGAGTTTTAGTTCCTGTGTTTGCAAGAGTCATCAGTCCTGTGACGGGCGGTGAGTTTGTTATCCAATTGTTAATATTTGCATAATTTGTATTTAATGCACCTATAAAATCGCTTGCGTTTGCACCAACAACTAATGGAGTTTTATTAGGCACTTTAGATATTATTGCCTGAACACAATCATAATTAGCCTCAAAAGTAGATTTAAGAGTTGCTGCATCCATTACGGTAGTAATAGGTGTTTGAGCAGAATGAAAATTACTGTTCAATGCTGCTACAAATGCGGCAGGAGTCATCCCCGGAACTATCGTTGTCATGGACTTAATATTTCTTTTAATGATAAATTATCGAGACTAAATGAAACCCCAATTGCAGGCAAACCATATACAACAAGTTCTGTTTCTGTATTTATACATTTTATATAATACACCTTATCACCCGCAGTCTGCGCAGGATAACCGTCAGGAGTTCCATGAAAGGGCGTTGCAAAAGTAAAATTTGTTCCATAAAACCCTATTGCTGCCGCTACTGTTATATCAGCTATAGTAAACTTTAATCTATAATAGTGATTTAAAGTAATAGCCATATTCTGCCTAATAATTCTGTTATAAGGACTATAAGCATAGATAGCCTTTCCTCCGGAGATTACCCATCCTGCCGGAGCTGTAATAGTCCATCCCGTTCCGTCAGCAAAACCACCGTTTGTAACCTTTTCCGCTCCAAGCATTGCAATAGAGACTTCGCTTGTAAATGCAGAATAAAGACCACTTCTCTTAGATCTTATTTTGTAATACCTCAAATCAACAGGATTGACCGTTTCGCTTTTCGTTACTATTCCTGCATTAATAGTATAAACTAAGGCAGAAGTTCCTCCGTCGTTCTGTGCCCATATTTCTGTCTGTGCAGTACCTCCTGTATTATCCGTCCAATCAACCTTAACGCCACCAGAAATTAAACTAAGAGTTAGTCCTGTTGGAATAAGTGGAATGTCTGGACCCCATACAGCCTTACCTACTGTTCGATTTCCCTTCCATGCTCCATAATTAGACAGTACATCACTCCACCAATAAGAAAGTTGGCAGTAATCCCTCATGTGGTTTTCTTCAGCAGTTGTTAGTGTTTGTCCTGACTTAAGAATCCAAATCTCTCTTATTGCATAAGGTGTTGTATTATCATATTTAACGAAAGTCTTTGAAAAATCACTGGTTATTAACTCGTTCTCTGTTGCGGTTCTCCATGTTACTCCATCAGGATTTACCCAAATATATTCATCATCAGCATTAAGATAAGGAGTCGTCTGAGGAACCTGAAATGTGTAACTGCCTGCACTGCCACCAACAGTTAAGATGTTTCCAAGTATTTGCCCGACAAGATTCCCTGCACCAGTAATTGACCATCCTTCAAGAAACTTTGATGAGATTCTTAGGGGAGTCCAGTTACGACTGCCTGAAGCCTGATCAATTTTAATCCCAATTCCAGTTACAATATCTGGCATGACTGTTAAGTATTATACGGTTCAAGAAATAAAGTAATACTATCCGCTACCGAATTAAGCGTAATTGCTACTATTGGATCTTCAAAAGGAATGTAGTCAATTCCTGCAAGGAGATTAATGCTTTCAAAAGTATCGTTTGTAACTACTTCTGTATCTCCGGCATCATTTTTTATTCTGGTGTAAGATTTGATTTGTGTATTGTCAACACGAACCTTACAGGCATAAGCCTTATATCCCGAAGTAATTGTATGAGGACCGACCCCGACAACTATCTGCGGTTTTAATCCGAGTGATTTTCCTTCTTTGTTCATTGTCTTTAAGTTTTATCAAAGTTACACTTTAATTTATATATTATTATGATCGTTATTATATGCACATAAAGCTCCGTCCGTCAAAGCCGCCCACTCATCATTATCCGTCACTTCTGGTATTGGAGTGCCATCGTTATATTTTGTTACCTTTAAGTTTGATGCAAACCATTCTTGAGTGCCTATACAAATAGTCGGGTAAGTATTGCCGTCAATATCTGTTACTGTTCCGGCTTGCCCATCTGATAAAGAAGTAGAGTCTTTTATAGGACGAACTGAATGACCTTCTCTATGATAAAATGAGGTGATTACAACACTTTCTGGGGCTTGCCATAAGTACATCCCATAAGGATACCCCGATAAGGTATCCTTACACCACAAATACATATCTGCTCTTAATAATGCGAAAGCACCATTCCAATATTCCCGCCTGCCACTACCTCTTGCATTAAAACTGAAATCATTTGTCCCTCCCGACATAGACCAATAAACAACTCCTATTTCTCTTAGTTTGTTAAAAGGACCTGATCCAACATACGTTACTAAGTCTTGTAATTCTGTGTGAGTTGGAATATGCCATCCAGCAGGTGCGATATTGCGAAACGCATTATCTTCATTAAGGTTATAAGCGCACCTTGCTCCTGTCGTTAATACCGACCATGCATAATTACCCGGGACAACTGGTATTAAATCTCCATTACGGTATTTTGTTTCTGCCAGATACTCAACCATAGTCTCGACTCCGTTGATGCATTTGGTTTTATAAACCCTCCCGTCATTGCCTGTATATGTACCAAATTCACCTTCTGAAAGGGTTGTGGAATCCTTAACAAACCTGATTGAACAGCCATTATTTGTGACAGCATAAGCATAGGGGGCATATTGACCATTATTAAGCCACCATTTATATATTGTTCCGTAACTATCCCAAAAAGACTCTTGACCATAACCACCATTTCCAAATCCTCCGTTTGCCGCTCTTGATCCTGTTCCTTTTCCATTATACCCCGATGAATTAGTGCCATAAATTGTCCCCTGCCAATCGTAAATATTATCACTCGAAAAGGCTGTCCCGGCTTCTGGATACGGATCAGAATGACCATCAATAAGAGGCCGTGCCATATAGTATAAATCAGTTCCATTAGGCAATCTCCATCCGTCAGCAGCGAGATATCTTGAATCCTGTGCTGCATATTTATTGTATAAATATCCCCACTTAATAGAAGATATACAATACCAATTATAAAGTAATCCATATCCTAATTGAACAGGAACTGCTATTAAATTACCCTGTACGTCAAGCGTAATCCACGACACTCCTGCACGATTATACTGTTTCCTTGCTGCCGCAATAGTTCCCGGAACATCAAATTGAATTTGAGAAAATCCAGATAACTTTTGCTTTCGCCTCAATTCCCCTGTATTGAAGAAATTAATAGTGATTCCGTAAGTCTTCAGTAATTGAGCCTCATGCGAAGTAACAGACTTTGATAAATTACCGGAAAGAAGAAATCTGAATAATTCTGCCGCCATTAAAGGACTTTTTACAGAAGCTTGCCCGGATAAATTACCTGAGAGATTAAAATTAATTGCCGTTTCTCCCTGTCTTTTTATAGAAGTGCCGGAACTTCCAGTACCCTGTTTGTAGAAAGGAATTCCATGCCGGTTGGTAATTTGATTTATCCCATGCCGTTTCCCCGGAGCAAGTGGAACTCCACCATTTCTATGTCCTGTCGCAATTCCCATTAGAATCTATTTGGCAGTTTTTGTTTTATAAATCCATTTGCATCAACATAAAGTTCACCGGAATAACACTGACTCCCCCCTGTCGGAAGATTCCATAGTCTTATCGTTTCGGCATTGATATTTATAAATTTATGATTCCCACGTTCTAATGGATTTCCCCCTATTGTCATTACAAAATTCCCCTTCCCATCTCCAATAACAACCGTTCTGAAATACTCTGAACCACCATTATATCCTCTCATGTTTATTAAAATAGCTCCATAATGGTCATTGTTTGTATAGTTTTCCCAAATATCGTTCCCGGCAATACTTACCGCTCCCTGATATGAAGAATCAACATGAACTATTGAAGTTGTCCCCGTGAAAGCTTGACCTTTGTATCTCGAGGTGAAAATTATATCAGGTCCACTTGCCGTTACAATTATATCCCTTTCAAGGTAAGCGGTATCACAAGCATCCCTGAAATTAATAGCTGCGTCCGATAGGGAATCTATGAAATAAGCTCTTCGGGTTAATCCATTGGCTGTTATATCTGCGCACCCTCCTGTTCCTGTTAAAGTAACTGTATCAACTTGTGCCTGTCCGTCAACGTGCGATGGACTCGTATTCGATTCTCCTGATAAGGTTCCTGATACATTTACAATACTTGTGCTTCCAGAAAAATCAACCCCGTTCATCTCTGTAAATGAAAGAATATTACTCGATACTGAAAGTAACACCCCGGAAACATAATAATCAGTATAGAATAAGTCCTTGAAGTTTTGAGCCGATTGACTTAATGAACTTGCAAAATTACAAAGCCGGGTAACTCCGTTACAGGTTATATTCGCCGAGCCACTTATGCCATAAGTCAAAACTACATGATCAATCCTTGCGGTTCCTGCTATATTGGGAAGCGTATTAGTTACATATCCATCCAAATCTCCCGGACTTACTGGGATGCCTTCAAAGAATCTTACCCCCAAATTATCTATAAATGCAAATTCCGCAAAGATCAGTTTTGTGGCAATTGATTCAAAATTAGCTCCGAAGCTCTGCCAAAAAGCCGTGTTTGTTGGCACTATTCCCCTGAAGGGATTCCCGGCTGTGGGTTTTGCTATGTAATAAACACCTCCGTAATGTACAATATCGACCCGAATAGAAGTACCGTAATAATCAGTTCCAATGCTCCATTCTCCCCGGTAAATACCGATCGGGCTTGCTCCATCTGCTCCCTGCGCACCCACCTGTGAAGTTAAAGTCCAGAATTCCCCCTCCACAGGAGTTACCCCGGCCGTTGGGGTGTCATTGTGAAACATCCATGTCTGGTTATTATAAGTAACCATATCTCCATGGTAATAAACTATTGCCGGGTTATAAACTCCCCGGAAAAGAATAACAGGGAAATACTCGCCAGCTCCCCTTTGCACCAGAACCCCTTTAAGAGTTAGTTGCCCGGCTACAGTAACACCCCAATCAAGGGAACTGTTTGAATCGCCTATTCTGAACATATTGGTATCAAGATCAATATAATTCAGTTTGTTCAAAGTCTGAATTCTTCCGGTCGTTATTGTCCGGCCATTAATATAAGTCATTCCATAAGTGAAGTCAAAATCTCGCCAGCTCCCAATGTCATCGGTGTAAACTGCGTAAAGAATACCACAAAGGAAATAGTAATACCCGTCTATTCCGTCGGCTGCGTATTGAGTGTCCGATAGAAGCCATTCGCCAACCATTGCTAACTTTGAACATTTGGCATATAAATAATAAGCTGTTGTGGGAGTGAGATTATCCACTTCATAGGCTGCCTGAATTTCCCAAACATACTGCCCGGAAATATCAATTTCGTGATGAACCAACTCTCCGGGACTGACATAAAAGGAATTAGGATTACCAAGATAGTTTGCCTTTATAGTAACCCCGTTAAGGTGAAAATTCTGTGATTTTGCACCCACGGCTAATGCCATAGTTTCAACTGTCAATGGTTTAATCCGGGAACCGTCAAAGTACCCGTCAGCGTCAAAGATCAATCCCAATAATTGCCTTTGCCTCATTGCATTTCGCCGGGTTAATTCATCTGCACTTCGATCAACAATTCGGGTTTCTATTGTACTCGATATTGCTGCGTGAATAATCCGTTCCTGAGTCGTATATGGAACGAAGTCTGCAATTACGGCCTTTTTCTTATAAGGGTTGATTAAAGGGTATGAAAGTTCGGAAATTCGTATTAAGCTATTAACACCCAAGGCTGAATCAATAACCGTTACTTTATCACCTACTGCAACCACAATGGTATTGGTTTTTGCATATTTTGGATCCAAGTCAATAATATATGCCACCATCGGAACGCTGTTCTCATCAAGGTATTTTTCCGTTGCTGCCAGTAATGCCGCTTCGGCAGTATCAATATATGCCTGTGGAAGTGCAATATTAACCAAGGTATAAGTATCTCCGGGGGCTGCGACAAACCCCGGCTGCGGAGTCGTCCAGCCATCTTCATCTGATTGAGGATTGAAGTAAATCCGTTTGTTGTCTGGATCATATTTCCATATCTCAAATTCTTGGCCACCCAGCGCTCCTGATTTGAATACAATTAACGGAGTCATCCCGTTTATGTAATAGTCAATTATATTGAAGTCAATAGTACCATCTTGAATATAACTTGTGCCGGGAAGATAAAGATTGTTTGTGTCAAAAAGCTGAACGGCCTGCTCAACCGTGCCTGTTCTGTTTGGGAATATGTCATCGTCTGTAAATTGTCCTTCGATAACTCCATATAGTTCTGTGTTCTTGGTTAAGAATCTTATTCCGCCACCGTACCCGGAAGGAGCTGAAGTTTCTTCAAAGACAAGCCGTTTTGCCCGGTTCCGGTAAGTGTCCGGGATATTCGTCATCGAGCCGAATCCGTAAACCTTAGTGACTATGTTTTGATCCTGTACCTGTACCCTTTCCAATTTATTCAACCCTACATTGCGACCGTATTCAAAGCTGAGCAAGGTTTCCGTCCCTACGGATTTTACCATTGAAATAGACTTTCCGGTAAGCGTCCATTCAAGCGCAAACGCTTCAGCAACCTTCATAAGTGCCTTCCAGCAGTTCTCATTTGAAAATACGATAGTCTTGGTTTCGGTTTCAGGATCAACCGTTCCTGCTGTCCAGCCAGAACCAATGGAGTTCATATTTGTAACAATGTCATTTACAAAGTCGGCCGCTGTGCCTGTTCTTCCATATTCCGCCAGATTGTCAATTGACATAAACAGCTTTTTCCCGAGATCGTACATTATACTTTCAAAGTCAATAGTGTACTGATAGGTTTTGCTGTCAAGCTTTATGACTCCCGTAAGCCTGTTTATCTGGTAATTTTCCGTCCCTACAATGATATAATCGCTTATGGCAAAAGGAACCGGAGCATTCGCCGTAAAGTTAAGAGTGACCTTATTTTCACCCATAAGTTTATGCGAAAAGACGGTGCTTTCGTCAATTGGAACTGTGACAAAAACATTCCCGGCACGATATATTTGAAGGGTATTCATTATTTTAATGTGTTACATGCTTCCATATTTTTTCCAGCCTTTTTATTCTGGCTGCATAAGCTGCACCACCCATAGCACCGTGTTTTTTCGGTCGTGTTGTTTTAGGCGCTTTTGACCGTCCTGTTGGCCTCCTGCCAGAACCTACTCCTCCCATTGTTTTTAATTTTAAGTAATTGAAATAATTGTTAAATCACTTTTAAACTTGGCAATAACAAAGCTGCCAACGTAAATAGTATCAACCTTGAATCCATGTTCCGGGAAGCAAGTTATTAACAGTTCATTGTTAATATTTATTTGCCGCGTCCCTGAAGCTGAATATAAGGCAAAAAGATTCCGTATATGAGTCTGGAATGCCGCTAAAGACGTTCCAATTATCAATCCGTCAATGCTTAATTTATTGGCTTTTCGTTTTGTGAGTTGAAATCCCTCCACTTCAAAAGCCGTGAAGTGTTGATCTTTTAGTTCCGGCAGCTCGAGAAGGTCTGCAAGGCTGGAAACATACAATCCATAACTTGTCATAGGAACCCCGTCTATTTGATATGCCGAAGCCCCTGCCGCTTGAATACTTCCGCCCGTAAGATTAATTACAGGCTCCCTGAAGCCCCACGTTAGGGTACAGGCAAGCCGTGTATGTGCAGGAGTAATATTCTTGCTGTAAACATTAAAGTCGCCGTAAGGGGTTGAAAAGACCCTTGTGCCCGATGCTGCGGAATTCACAAGTGAATAAAGAGATTGAAGATTTACCAGAATACTTGGACGGCTGCCAAAAATAGATGCTTGAAAATTAATATCACGACCAGCATAAAACAATTCGTCATCTTCAACATAAGGTTCAACACCGGCTTCATCGCCCCATTCATAACAGGTTGCTCCAATACGTTCCGGGAAATCAAAACAGCCCTGAAGTGCGATATTACCAGTAATTTGTCCCGGATTAATACCGAAAGTTACAAGATCGACCGTGTCATAAAGCCAACTCATTATAATCCTGAAAATGCAGGTCTTGTATTTTGTTTAATTGCTTGTAATTCAACAATGGCCAATTTTAATTGAACAACCGTGTCAAAAGTATTTACTTCAATATTAACCATGTGATCTATTGCCTGTTTGTTGTAATCCTGAATACCTTGCTCAGTATTGTTAATTTTTATAAGTAAGGCTGCAACCTCCCCGGATGTATTTTCAGGCGATGAAGCGTTAACAACAGCCAAAGGAAGTGCGGCTGGTGTCCCACCTAATAATGTTTCTATTGCCCGAAGTTCTGTAACTGTCTGTGCTGAATTTAAGACAATATCGAAAAGTTCATCTGCCGCCCGTTGGTTGTAGGTTACATTTTTGCGATTGTCGTCTGCGATCATTCTCATTAACCCGGCAAGCTCCGTGCCTGTATCTTCAGTAATGTTACTTTGAATTTGATTAGAAACAGAATTTGAAGATGATGAAGGTGTATGAAAAATACTTAATCCGGCTGAACCAGCGGCTTTTTGTGCCTCTGTCATAAGGTCATCATACTGTTTTATCAAGGCCGGATACCCGGAAAAGAAACTCTGGAAATCGGTAATAAGTTTTGCATTATCGCCAGACGCCAAATCTGCTTCCAGATTAGTTCCAAGTGCTGTAAGTGACTTCTCGAATACCTTGTCAAAAATAAGCTTTGACAAAATATTATCAAGTACCTTACTGACAACATCCCCGAAGGCTTGTGCGGCATTAGTTCCATTTTCAAATGCGTTTTCAAGTGCGGTGCTTAAATCATCACCCATTTGCCCGGCGAGGTCTGCAACAATCTGATGAAGTTGTTCCTTTGCTGCGTCAGCTGCCTTCTTCCATTCAATAAGGTTCTGAAGTGTCTTTTTGCTCCCTTCGGCAATTTTATTATTGTCAAGTAATGTTTGAGCCAAAGTATCATTAAACTCGCCGTTTGCTTTTATCAGATCGGGATATGTTTCAAGTAACGGAGCAACAACATCTTTTTTCTTTTTTGCGAATAATCCGGCAATAGCACCAACCACTCCTCCAACAGCTGCTCCAATGGCTGTTCCTATTACTGGAACAACAGAGCCTATCCCTGCCCCGGCAAGTGCTCCTGCACCAGCGCCTTTCAGAACATTTCCGCCTGAAACGACACTTTTCTCCCCGACTATAGCTTGTGCCTGCCGGAACTTTTCAAGCTCATCATGGTATTTTGACTGTGCATCGGCGAAGGCTGAAACACTATCTTTTAGTCTGGCAACATAATTTGTAAATAAAGGAGAACCATTATTCTGTTCATTCAATCGAAGCTGTTCATTCAATGCCAGATTATATTCTTGCTGCTGGGCAATAATGCTATCGTAATAATCCTTCATTACTTTTTTGTTCTCAGCAACTTGCCCGGCAATCATTGACACAAGATCTGAAGCTCCGCTGATAATGGCACTAACAGCGTCTTTTTCAGACATTCCGGCTTTTGTGAAAGCACCAGAGTTTCCAAGTGATTCAAAGTCCTTCAATGCCACAGACAATCCGGAAAGAAGTAAAGTTAAATTCTTATCCGAATCTCCTATGGCTGTAGCTAATTTTGTGGCAAACTCCGCAGCCGCACCAAAGGCCTCAACCAAAGTTCCTTTCTTTTGTTCTGTGTGAAGTTTTTTAATTACTTCAATCAGCTTTTGGTATTCTTCAACCGTTAAGGTTATATTTTTGTGAACAACTTCCCCTTCGGCATTTATTTCCGGGATATCAACCAACATAAAGGTCTTACCCTTTTCGCTTTGTGGTTTTGCTGAATCAATTACGGCCTGAACATCTGTTAGTGCCTTTTTAATCCCGGCTGTGCTATATGTTGATAAGTCACCAAAGGCCTCCTTGTAAAAGGCTGTCATTTTATAAGAAGTATCCTTACTGGCATTTTCAAGTTCTTTTCTCCGGGATTCATTCATATCTACAACTTGAGCCTCGGTTGCTCCTGCTTCTATTGCCGCTTTAATCCATGCATCATACTTTTTATTAATTTCAATTATTTCCTTTTGCTGTGCTGAAGCAAAATCCATGGCAATAGAATCCTGAATGTTTTTTAATTTTATTCCGGCATCGGTGTCAATTTTATCCACCTTGGCGTCATAGTCTTTTTTTGCAGCTAATCTGGCCTGTGTATCTAATTGCTGATCCCTTGTACTTAAAGTTCCGACATATTTTGTTGTTGGTTGTCCGGCTTTGTCATAGCCTCCATAGTCCTCGTTGTATTTTTTAATGAGTTCGGTTTTCTGTTTATCAAGGTCGTTCAGGGTTTGACGGTAATCTAATAATGCCTGATCTCGGGACTTCTGGTCACCGTCTTTTTGTGCGGCAATAATCATTCCCTCAATCTTTAATTCAGTATCAATGCGCTTTTGCCCTAATTCTTGCTGATATTCTGATTGTTTTTTCAGTTCCTCATTAGCGTCTGCAGCTATTTGATTTTCAGTAGTGGCTTTTAATTTAAGTAGTCGCTTACTTTCCATTGCTGCCTGATTCTGCTTTTGAAGCGTGTCCTGAATAGCCTGTGCAACTAATTCCCTTTCTGCCGGAGCCAGGTCAGCAAGTCCAGCCCAAATATGCCCCATAGTTGCACCATTTTGCTTATCAAGCTCCTTTAGTTGCCGCTCAATATCTTTATAGTAAGCGTCTGTTTGTTGTGCTGCGATCGTAATGGACTCTGATCCCGGAACCGGAATTGTAATATCCCCCTTTTGTTTAGTTCCTTTTACGGCCAGTCGTGCCTGTAATTGGTTGTATTTATTTCCAATCTCTTCAACTTTCTTGTAGTTTTCGATAGCAAATTGAACCTCATCGGCTGTTAATTTATTCACCCCGGCTGTCTTTTCCGCAACTGCATTTTGAACCATTGTGGCTGCGCCCGTTTCCATTTTTGCTTTCTGGCCAATAAGTTCAAGCATTTTATTCATTGCCGCAAGCCGTTGAGCATCACTAGCCTCGTCTTTGGGTGCATAAGCAATTAACCGTTGCTGCTCAATCTGAATATTAATCTTTGATTCTTCAATAGCAAGCTCCCTTTTGATATTTGTGACCTCCTCCATTGCCTTTATATAATTCTGTGTAGCAATAGAGCCTTCCCTCATTCTATTGAATAAGTCTTTAAAATCACCTGTGGCAATGGCCTTCAAAAATACCTGCCAAGCACCTGTTAATCTTCCGATTTGTTGTTCAAGAAAATTTGCGGTTGTCGTGGTTGATTCCATTATACTCTTAAAGAGTTTTATGGCAGCACCCACCGTCACCATTCCAATCATCCATTTACCCAAAGAAGCAATAATACCACCATGGGATTCAATCTCCTTCTCATTTGAAACAACAGCTGCCGCCTGCATTGACTGTAATCTGCCCTGTTCTTCCGCAAGTGCTTTTGTCGCCGCTTTCCTGTCAAGTAAAATTTCCTGTTGCGCCTTTCCGGGTCCGGTTATGGCTAATAGGTTATTCATCCCAGCGATATCCGTTTCAATGGATTTTATCAAATCCTTTTGAGCCTGAATAATTGCCTTGACGTTGGTGGAGGTTTCGTTATACGCACGATCAATAAGATCGCCGGAGAGCTGCGCATCTTTGGCCATTTGCTGAAATGACTGCCCAGCCTCCTTTGCTCCCTGTTTGAGTTGGGAGTTATTAACTTTTGTCGTAAATGATAAAATACTCATTGTTTCTTCAGGAGTTTTTCAAGTGCCAGCCCGGTATCTTCTTTTGAAATTTTCTTCTCGGCCTCATAATCAAAATAAGGATAATCGCCAAGTTCCAGATTTAAAGCAATCCATGAACTGTTCATCAATTCTTCATCCGTAAGATGAAGCTTGGCTCTCATTAATGCTATTCTCCCGAAGATTGTGTCACCACCTTTGGTTTCCCCTTTTTGCTCGATTCTTTTGTCGAAATCATTTTGTTCATCCCTTTCGCCGATGCCAAAATAAAAAAAAAGCAAGTCGGATCACTCTGTTTCATTAGAATAGACCATAGCACAAGAACCTTTTTGAATGGCAAGTCCATAATTGCCTTATTCACAAGCCAAGGGAACCGAGTTTCCGTTGCGACTGTCAGAGTTTTACAAACATGAACAAAACTATCAGAGTTTTTAATCTGCTCGTCAAACATTGCGACGGTCGGATTGAACTCTTTTATCTGTGAAACTTCCCGGCTGATCTTAATTAATGTCCGGGTAGTTACTGGTTTTATTTTCAGTTTGAACTTAAACCGCTTCCACTCCAACGTGAATTTATAATCTTCTCCCGCTTCCCTTAATAATAGGTTCGCTGCATCAAATTCCTCTTTCATAAGTAAAGGAGGCTCAATTCAGAGCCTCCTATTTTATGAGGATGCAAGTTCGTAAATGCCAAGGTTGTTGGCTGTTACCTGTGGAGTGATCTTTAACTCCCAAGCAATCATTTTGTCCCTGCCACCACCTCCGACTATTCTTGCAGAACAGCCACCATTGTAGATTCTCATTTTATGACCGGAATCAAATGATATCTCAATAGCTTTCTCGATTGTGGTGTAGTCCGTTCCGATAACAAATGAACTAGTAACTCCACTTGCTGCAGCACCTTTGAACACGTTCAGATTTTCGTAATCCAAATCGTAAAATTGTGCGGTAATGGTCATCTCCCCTTCTTCGGTTTTCACCCGTTTGATAGGAGCTTTTTTCTGATCAACGAAAAAGCTGGTAAACGTACCTTCTGATTCGTCAATAGCGACAGACCCTTTAACTGTGTCCGGGAGAGCGGTTAAACTTCCCGGCATGGTTGCTAAGCCTGTCGGAGTGCCGTATTTAATGCCCGTTACGGCGAATACTAATTGCTGTGCCATTTTTTGTCCTCCTTATTTTAAATTAAAATCATTGTTATACTGTTTTATTGTTTAAATCATTGTTTAATACTATTGTTTAATAAATTTTAAACTCCATTTCATATATCCAACAAGCCCCCGACAAAGCACCACTAACTCCTAACATCCTATAATGTCTATATCCTGTGGTATTTCCACTCAGTCCACTTAACACCCCATTTGTTAGAGTAAAAGTGCTTCCTATATTCGTGAAGTTAGTAGGACTCACTGATGCGTCATTTGAACCCTGCCATTGCCACGTTCCTTGTCCCTGCGCTGCACCTTCGAAGAAAGTTGCTTCATTAATTATCCTTCTTGCCCCAGAACCAAAGTCAAATAAAACCCAGATTCCTGTTATTGGATTTACAACATTAAAAGAATATACATTGTCTAGTTTTGCTCCATTGACCCACGTAGTGATTAATCCATATGAAGTAAACCCGTTTCTCGTTACTGTAACGGTAGACGTTCTGTCGCCTTGTCCTCCTGCGTTTGCATAAGAAGTAGTGAATGAAATATTATTAGTAACTGACTGAGCCGTTAAATTTACTGCTTGCGCTCCTAAAATTGTCTGAATTGGATTAATCGCAGGTTGTGTATAAGCAACTGTAACGGTATTACCTGCCGTAACCGGACTTGCAAGCGTCAATTGAACATTTATGCCTGAAATAGCAACCGAATTAACTGCTATTGCTCCTGAATTTACTAATACAGTAAAAGCCGTAGGATCAGGAGTAATGTTTTCCAGAGTCAAATTGTAAGTCATCACTAAAATAGTTGGTGTAGCATCTGCAACGGCAGAACTGACATAAACCGGAATCGTAGAAGTAGTTGTTTGGAATGCTCCAAGATTAGGAGTACTCGAAATCGCTACCCCATTGTAATCAGTAGTATAGTCATTTATGACAACCCCAACACCGGCGGCAGGACTATGCGATTGTAAGGTATAAACCGATGAAGCCGTAAACAATGGATCGGCAGGAGTAGGACTGTGAGCATCCTGGCTACTTGTTGATTTATATGTTGCCCATTGTGACACTGTATAGTCATTCTGCCAGATTTTCCAATAAAACATCCTTTGCGTTGCGTCCGTATTGTAAAATAAATTATAATCAGAAGTCATAGTATTGCCTGCGCCACTTAAAACCAAACAAGCATAATGACGAGTACCACCAACACTACTGGCATTATTATAAAGAATATTATTCTTAAATGTGCAATTTGCTGAATTAAGTAATCCGACTAGTCCAAGACCAAACTCAGGAACATTGGGATTAACGCCGTAAAAAGTGTTATTATAGACATAAACTGATTGAGAGTAATTGATTTCTAAAGCAAATTTTGTCGTATTTTTTACGAGATTGTTATAGATATAAATATTAGTCAGCCCTGTTCCTCCGCCAATAAATATACCATCAGCTCCATGACTTTCAACCCCGTCTAATGTTTCTGTAATATCATCATAAATCAGGTTATTTCTGATAATTAAATTATCCAATGTACCTGCTCCATCTGTTTCAATGTCAACCCCGGTGGTATGAAACCCACGATATAAAGTGTTGTTTTCAACTATGATACTGCTTACCTGAATATTTGCTGCATAAAGATTTAACGATATATTTCTTCTACCGGAGTCATGAATGATATTGTTTTGAATGAGCATATTTGAGTGAGCCAGCCCAAGTCCATAACCTGCCGCACTCGACTTAATTCCAGTATGATGAATATTGCAATTCTTAACAATTAACCCCGTCAGATTTACAAATGGGAAAATACCTTCATCTATTCCCCCTGCATTAGCATACGCAACCTCTAGTCCGTCAATAGTTATATAACTTTTGCTATTCAGGGAAATACCTATTGCTCTTTGTGTGACTTCTACGCCTGAATATCTTGTATTTGGATCAGTCGGAGAATAAATATAAATATGATTTGATTCCCATTCCCATTGATATTCTGATACTAAAGCTGCTCTGTTTGCTACCTTTACCTTTCCCCATGTAATCAATCCACTAGTTTCTTTAAAATAAACATTTCCATTATATGTCAAGGCGTAAGGATTACTGACTGTTGTAGTTGAATGCCATACATTACTCCCGTCACTTGTCCATGCCGTTACTAATGACGAACCGAGTATTTGAGGCGCATTGCCTGTGCCATAACTGCCGAATGTAATATAGGAACTAGAAATGCCACTAGAGGGAATAATCAACTCTTCTCTCCATGTATCGCCTTTATTGAAAAGTATTGAAGATCCCGGATTAAATGTACTTGCATTTACTTTTGATATTGTCTGCCATGCTGTTGCTGGTGTTAATCCGTCTGCTACATCTGATCCGGTATTAGAAACATAAAAATTAATCGCTACTGCTTTTGCATTTAACTGTCCCTGTATAGAACTTGTAGCATCAACCCGGTTAAGATAAGTTGATGTCGTTGTCATTGCTACATCCTCATTTATCTTTGGAGATGTAAGTGTTTTATTAGTCAGTGTAACGGATGCTGCATTCTTTGTTGCGTCTGAAGTATTGTCAACATTATTCAGACTTAAATCAGTTGTACTTACAGAAACATTCCCAGAAAGTGAATGACCGTTAACTGTTCTTGAAGTCGGGACATAACCTGCTAAAGCACTATTTAAAGCGTAACTTGATAAAGCACTATTTAAAGCATATCCTGCCGATGCATGATTGCCCCAGCCATAAGCCAAATCCCAATTTATAATCTTTTGGGTCGTAACTCCATTTGCAGCATGAGAGGTTGTCATCGTGGTTGACACAGGCGCCTTGGCATTTAAAGCACTTGTTAAGTCATTTTGACTTGCCAATGAACCTGTAATGTTCCCCCATGTTGTACTACCACTACCCGGGACGGCTGCCAGTTCTGTCACCCCTGACCAGAAATGTATATTAGTGCCATCTGAAGTGATCGCTGTAATCGTAACGCCTCCTGCTGAAATCTTTAACTGTTCTAATAATGTTAATCCCGTGAGATGAGCATTATGGATAGGTGCTTTTGTTTTAACACTATCACTTACTTTATTCAGAGTATCAATAGCTTTATTGATTATAGGAAAAGCATTGGCAGGCGTCATATGAATGCCCATGGGAACCTTAGCAGCCTGACCGAAAGCAAGTGTACTTATAATTAAAAAAAGCGCTGTAATTAAGTATTTTTTCATATCATTAAATTATGAGTAATCTATGTCTAATCTTTCGTCATTAATGTCAACATTAATACTATCCACGTCCCACGGAATTTGTACAGGAGGTGTTTGATAATTAATAAATTTAAAGCTAAACCTCAAATTTGAATAGTGCTCCCCTGCAGATTCTTCCCGGAAGGTTTCTTGGCTTTCAATATCAATCATGTAGGTTTTATCTGAGGCTGTAACTTTTTTTAGAAGTGCGATTACCCTTTCTTCGCCAGCCTGAAGTTTAGTTATATCAGGAACTCCCGGATTTATGTCTTTGACAAAATAATTTACATTTACATACCCAACTTGCATTACCCCTGCCGGAACTGGCAGCGCATTGATAACGATGTATTCGGAATCCTTCGCATTTGATGGCTTGGTATGTTGATACCTCTTTACTGTTAACGTGCTCAGCAACCCATAGACTGTATCAACAAACTTGCTTGATGATGTGAAATTAATTGCTGCCATACTTTTCGATTGCTACCTGAATGTCCTTAAAGTAAATATCAAGGTCAATATAAAGCTGATCCCGCTGTATCGTAATTACGTTATAACCTCTTGATTCAACATATGAAGCGTAATCCATCCCGGCAATTCCTATCAAAACTATTGCTCCATTATCTATAAGATCCGCAACCGCTGCCCGATTTTCTGCCGGAAATCTGGTTACAGACTCATGAACCAATTCGCCATACTTGTAAATAAGGTAACCTACGGAGTTTCTTAGATTTGCAGTCCTGTCATTATAAAACCCAAGTTCATGTCCTTGTGGTTGTTCCCTGCAAGCCGCCACGAAATCATCGCCAGCGTATTGCATTGCCATAATGATTTTATTCTCGACTTCCGCTACCAGCTCTTCGTTTGATTGGTTAATATCTCCAATGTCGAAGTCTGCTGTTATGCCCACAATCTTGAATTTAACTGCCCATTTGCTGCGCCCTTTATCGTCCCTGAGTAAATTGCGCCTCCTTTTGTAAGCTGGTAAGGAGAGTCGAAAGGAACAACCGTTTCCATGGAAGGAAGATAAATATCGAATGCATAGTCCAGTAATGTCCCATCTGCAATAGCTACCTTTCTTTCTGCTCCGTTTATTTCTGCCCGACAATCCCAAGTAAATGTTTCTGCCGACCCCGACGTCCATCGTCCAGTACTTTCATCCTGAATAGCCGGAGTCGAAACAGTAACAGTAATACTATCTGGATATTGTTCTACCATCGCCTTACGAATGTTGCTGTAGGTTTAAGAGTTGGGATTATCACTTCGTACCTATTATAAATAGGAGTAATCAACCCAAGAATTGTATCCCTGTCTGATTTTGAAACAGAAAATCCACCCTCTGAAACACTTGCCGGAGAAGTAAGTAAGCTCGTTAATGCGTCAGCATAGGCCAAGTCAAAGGCTTGCTGATCTGCAGAAGCGTCAAATGTTCCGGTAGTGGTTAGTGATCTCCCCACTAAAGCGAGTTCGAATGCTTTGGCTGACAAGGGATATGACACCCTTGCCTTAATTGCTTCCAGATTTGTCATGTCAAAGAAGTATTAAGCCGTCCGTGTTGACGGCTCTATCCTATGCCCACGTTGCAGCGCTTGCCAAATAAAGAGAATAACACATATTAACATTCGGCCATGACGGGAAAACATTACATTCTCCTTTGGTCAGAACACTAACAGGGTTAAAATCACGCTGAATGCTTAACAGGACGTTGCCTCTTTTTGCCTGTATGATCTGCACAGGTCTTTCGATTTCTTCAGCAATTGGTCCGTTTAATAGGTTCCCAAGGCTGGTTGTCGGAATGAACAACACATGGTTTGAGTCCCATGGATTATCTTCAGTCAGATCACCAGCTTTGTCTTCTATTGAGATTGATGTTTCGATCAAAGCAATAGACGGCAGACGGAACGAGGTGAGAACTTTGTTGACGGTTTCCAGACCCATCATCCCAAGAACTTGGCTTTCACCAATTAAAAGGGATTTACAAGCGGTCTGGAACTCATCACAACCTGTTATCAGATCGAATGCGTCCGGGTGCATAAGAATTCTCTGGAAGTAAATGCCAGCATCACGGCCAGCTTTGACAACCTTTTTGAAGTCGGCCAAAGGTGTCATGGTGGCAGAATGGCCAGTAGTCCATGTTACAGCAACAACTTTTTTGTTGGCTGATGGCATTCCGAAATCAATGACCGTTTCATTGATTATACCCATGGGGTTATTGGTAGCTGAAAGTTGAAGTTTTGTTTTTGACATTGCGGTCAAAATTGTCCATTCAATTCTTGCCTGAATCGAGTCAAACAGGAAGTCGATATCATTGAAATAATCCTCAATGACTGCATCCTGTCCCCGGTATAAGCGGGTGATCTGATGTTCAAGAATTTCCTTTTCGGTTTTCCTTCTGGACAATGCGAGTTTCGGTATGTCAAAGTATTGTGTTGAAATACTTTTTCTGCTGGCTTCAGGTGCTTTGGCATCATAACTTATGATTGCTGCAGCTACTCTGGAACCAACGGCTCCGATAAGAGTTTTGCCGTCGAGTGAATTGACGTTTTGCAACGGGAAGAATGTCGGCCAGTATAATTCGGAATACTGACGTGCCTTGAGGTAAGAAACTAATCCGGCTTCTGTTACACCCTCAATAATTGGAGTTTGCATTTTTTCTAATTTTTAAAAGGTTAAACAGAGGTTATACAGCCGTCAGAAGTGACTTGCCAGTTCCGGCTGTTCCACCACGTAATGCTATTTTATAAGCAGCACTTAATGGATATGTCAGAGCATCTTCACGGTAAGTTCCTATCGTTACAACAGGAACATCGGCATTACCTTCAACTAATCTGGTCGGAGATTTGACCATCCCGTTTGGAGTGTATAACAAAACAACGCTTGATCCTGATACTGTGCCTTGCTGATATTTTGTTCCGGCAGTAACGGTAAGCGCTGTGTTGACAGTTGCGGTATCGTAATCAGCACTTGTTGTTTTATCAAGTGCGGTAATTTTTGCTCCGGTTGTACCATCATTAAGGTAGTCACCTACTGCGAAATGATGATCTTTCCCAAGCCGTGGGGTCGTTGATCCGCCTCCATCAATTGCTAAAGCTGACTTGCAGACTTCGGCAACTCTGGTGGCAATATCAACATAAACGGGAGTTCCAGCTGGAATGTACTCTTTACCCGCTGTTTCATAGTCGAGGCGAGCAACATTCAAGCCAACTCCTCCGGGTATTTCGTCGAGTATAGATTCAAACACGACTACTCTCCCTGCAAAGGAATCTGTTGTTATTTGCATTTTTAGAATTTTAAGTTAAACTTTCTTTCCCGGCACACCTTCTGTGGCACTTTTGTTTCTTTTTTCAGCAATGGATTTACCCGTTGCTTCCCCGGCTTCAGCTGGACCTGCATTTTGACCCGGAATTGAAATGATAACCCCCTTGTCAGCCGATTTTTGCACAAAGTCTTTGTGTACTTTGTCGGTGTCCTCCACAAGTTGGTCAAGTTTGTCCTCTGATTCGATAACCAGATTACGGGAATAAATAGGAATATAGAGTTCGTCAACCCCCTTTTCCTTCAGTTTAGCTTGAAATTTCGCCATTAACTGTTCTTGGGTTTTGGCTTTCTCAAGGCCTTCGAATTTTTTGTTGAGTTCAGCTGTTTGTGTTTCGAGTTTTTCCCTTAACGCCTTTGCCCATTTCGGTTCGTCTGGGTCAGGATCGGGATCTCCGGTCGGTTTGGTTTCGATCGGTTTTCCATTAGAATCCAAATTATGCTTCTCCCGGAAAGTTTTTACTGCTGTTTTTGAGGCTTCGGCTGCCCTCTTATCGCCTTCCACCTGTAAATGGCCTGCAGAAGCTTTTATAATTTCAATTGCCCCGTCAGTGATGACCATTGCAATTTGAGCTTCGTCGGTAATTGTCTTTGCGTAATTTTCAGCGAGCGCTGCCAAGTATGCTACTTGGACTCCGTCAAGCTTTAATTTCAGGTAGGTTAAAATTTTCTCTTTCATGATCTGATAAGATTTTCAAAGTTATACATTTTTATCAATACAAAACAAATTTATTTAAATCTTTCGTTTTTGCCCCATTGGAGGCCGTCAGGAAGCGTTAAATTTCCCTTATAGGACGATACGGCTTCCAGAATATCTTACCGGATTCGTAATATTCCACTCATTTAACTACAGCTCTTATAATTTCCGCATTATTAGAAAACCAGTAAGGTGTGTTTTTTTCTGAAGTAAACTTTTCAGCGTTGGCTTTCAGGTACGCTTCAAAATTAGACGGGTAATCTTTCAATTGTTTAGGTTCAATGGTTTTCGTTTCCCCACGCAAAAAACTTCTAAAATCGTCTTTCGGCATCATGATTGGAACTACATGACACAAGCACTGAACGTGCCAGCCTGCAAAGATAAACTCCTTCGGATAGTCGCCTTCAAGTTCTTCACATATCTCCGGGTAATTATAATCGGGATGACTGCCCGAAAGCTCAATTCTTTGCCCGGTAACCATCTGCATATTCATCCACCTTTCATGATCTGCAAGTTGAAACGCCATGTTTGTTTCCGTTCTTGCCAGACGCATTGCGTTCTTGTAAGCTGAATTATAAACCCCTTTCCCCGGTGCGTTTTCGGTCATTGCATTACTTGGGATTAAATGTCCGGCCTCATTCTTAACCCGCCGAAACAAGTCGTCAGGCTTTTGCAGGTATTGTCGTATCCTTCTGCTGATAACTTCCGAAGAATCCCCATTCATTATTCCGACCCCCAAGTGAATTTCCATCTCGTTCCTTAGTTGGTCGCCAATCTTCCAGACCCTATCTGAAAGATTCTCCGAACCGAATTTCCGGGTAATAAAAGCTTCTAAAGCGCTGGTGTTTGGACTAAAATTAACAGAAGCCGCAAATAATGGATTGGCAGTTATTTCCTTTAGATTCCCAAGTAAGGAAAGGTATTCATTTACTATTGCGTCATTCTTTTGGTTTGCAATTCCCCAGCTCCCTTCAATGTTCGATACCTGAAGCTTTAATGAATCTTTGTTAAAAGTGGTAATTATCTGTGACAGGCCGGAATCAATAGTCTTATTAAACTGAAAAGCCTTCGCAAACTTTGCCGAAGGATTGTTGACCAGCTGTGAAACGTCATTGGCCACCTTACCGAATAGATTACCGTACTGGTTAAGAAATTTCGCCTGTTTCTGTAAAAAGAGCTTTCGATATAAAAGCGAATAATCCGGCATCCGTTAAATCCTTACTGCAGAAGGTTCCATTTTTGTAGCGTACCATTCTATTGCCATAGGTAATCCCTGCGCCAGCGTAAAGCGAGGTTCCCAATTGAGCAGGGTTTTTGCTTTCCTTATATCAAGACAACGGCGATGAATTTTATCAATAGGACGGCCGTGCATTGAAAAGAACTGAACCTGAACATTGCATATCTCCCGGACTAAGGAGATTAATTGGAGGGTGCTTGTTTCGACTCCTGTGCCGACGTTGATTTCAGTTTCCATAGCTGGTAATTTAACTGCCTGTAGTACAGCTTCCACAACATCTTCAACATTTGTGTAATCCCGAGTATCTTTCCCTTCTCCATAAACTGTGAATTTTTTGCCTGTGAATGCACAATCAATTAATTTCCCTATAACTCCGCAAAACGGATTGTCTGCCCTCTGGTTCTTGCCGTACACGTTAGTTAATCGGAGTGTTGTGAAGTTACCCCTTTTCTGCAAATAAAGCTCGGCAATATGTTTTGAAATATCGTATGCATTACTGGATAGTATTTCCGCATCTTCAGGAGTGGGCAGTTGCATAGTGTTTCCATAAACCGAGCTTGTGCCGGTATAAATTATCTTCCCATGAAAGCGATTAAAAAGCTTAATAGTATCCCCGGCATTATTCTTGAAGGTTTCGACGGGGTGATCCATAGAATAAATAATATTTGAGGTCGCACAATGAATCAAAATATCAGCATTCCTTAATGTCTGCTCTGGCAACTCATTAAATCCCATTTTCTCAAAACGGAAGTTCTTATTCTCCGGGACGTTCTTCATATTCCCAAAGGAAAGGTCGTCAATTCCAAATACCAATAGCCCTTCGTTTATTAGTCGTTGTGCAATGTTACTTCCGACAAAACCCGCAACTCCTGTTATGCAAATCATCTTAAATCTGTATTAATTCTTTCTTTTTTAACTCTATATGTAATCGCCGATGACATTTTGAACAAAGGCTTTCCCAATCATTTATGTCTCTTTTGTATTTTCCACTTATGTTATGCCAGACATATCTTTTAGAATCAAGTGTATCACATCTAACACAAGATACAGCGTTTCCTAACCTTCTCCTCATGTATGTATGAACTCCATAATAACCAACCTGTTCTCCTTTCCATTTGTGATTATTATTATCAATATTGTCGCCGGGTTTGAATTCTGTTTGGGTACTAATTCTGTCTCCCTTCTTTATTGAACCGGGTGTGGGGTTACATATTCCCATTCCCTTTAACCCTGCATTCCAAGGGGTAAATCCCTTTACAAAACTCGTTGGATTTTCTTTATGCTTAGTGTAAGTTAAGCCTGTTGGTCTGTTTTTCATATTGTATTTTCTTGTAAAATAACAATAAAAACAAATGAAGGAAGCGGAGTGGCCGTTTAATCTCACAAAAACAGTGGTTAATACTCTCTCGAATGGTTAACCCCACCCCGCTTCCTTTGGTTTATATTCTGTTCTCCCTTCTCATTTTTAGCCATTCCTCAAATGATAACTGGCCGTATTGATGAACCTTAAATATTATCTGATTTTTCCACTCCCGGAGCAAAGAAGAAGTGCCGGGATCGTGAAGTTCAAAGTCTGTATGTCTTACTTGATAGTCTGCCATTACGCACCAATCCATTCCGTATTCCTGAAATTTAGGATATAAACAGGCTTCGATATATCCGTAACGTGGAGCTTCCGCCGGAAAGGGAATCTCCTTGATCTTATTAAGAAACTTGCCGCTAATTCCTATTAATGCCCAATTCAATGATCCTGCAGCTGCATTATAAACCCGTTTCCCGGCAACCTCTTTTTCTGTATATGGAACATTCCCCATTAAATCTATATGGTCTGTCATCATAAGCGAACAAAGTCCATAGTTACCAACCCGGATAACGTCACCCATTGCCTTAACCCAATCCTTATTGAGTGGGTGTTCGTCAGGGTCGCACCCTATCAATACATCATCGTCTGTAGGCTTCAGAAACTTATAAACTTGCGTCCAGTTTTGCGATACTCCAATATTCTCAAACTTAACGTATGAAGAACCGAAGCGTTTTGCCAAGGCCTGAAGCTTTTTGCTGTTACGGTGTTTTGCTGCACGGATATCAGCCGGGATTACGTTACCTACTTCGAGCGGAAATTCAAGATCAACAACTAAGTGCCGGAAAGTTTCTGGCTTGTTTTGCTGATAAAGAAGGGTCATAATCTTTTCTATTTCTGAAGTAAGATTATAACCAAGAGTGAAACATAAATTTCTCATAAATTATAGTTTTAAAATGACCAGCCAAGGCCAATATTTGATTCGTTTCTCCAAAGTCATATCCGAACTCCAAGCTAAAGCCAAAGTCAACCGTTATTCCGGTTCCTATTTCAAATGACAATGATTGAAGCTTACTTGAACTAATCTCCTTTACTTGCCGACTATCGAAATTATGATAAGATACCCCGGCATAAAGAAAGTTCCGTGCTCGATCTTCTTCAATAGTTTTTACAATTACTCCGGCTGCAAATTTATAGTGAACTGATTTTGACATTCCGGCAAGCCAGTATTTCCCTCTGGATGTTGAACCATATGCGCCTAGTCTGTTTATAATATAGTGATCGTACCTAACCCCCAGCCCATTATCACCTACTTGATAAAGGCCATAAATTGAATTTAACAAAGGTCTTCGCCATACTTTATTAACATTCCCTGATCCTAAATGATTCTTTCCACAATCATCCTGACCATACCCGGATAAGGTTATTAACAAAGTTATGAACAGTAAGATTGTTTTCATTTCCCCGGTAATTGATCGTCTTTTGCAGTGAATATTCCTTTAGTATCATAGTCAACAAAGTCCTGACAAAGTGTTCCGGCAATAGGTCTGCCTGAACCGATCCACATTTCAGCGTTAAAGCGATCTTTGAGATTCATTGAACTTACCGGAACGCAAAGTTTAACGTATTCAGCTTTAAACCAGAAGAAATTACCAGAATAATGTAAAGGCCAATTCCTGTGAACTATTTTCACTCCACAGGTTTCGTGACCCATGTCAAGCATCTTTACATCGTCTTTCCACCGTGTAATAATATAGTGGTTCATATAATCTCTCCAATACTTTCCCCCTTCATGTCCCGGCCAAGAAACTCCTTTTGAGTGAATGTAAAAGCCGTAAAAGGTAGTTCCCCTATCGCAAACGTCCTTTATAAATCGCAAAGACAGAAATTCATATTCGGAAGCATTGGAACTCCAAGCCGCAAACTGTAATTTGGTAATCGGCTTTATGATTTCCTTCAGATGTTCCATGTTCTGTTCTGTTCCAATACAGCAAATATTGGCACAGCGCATTTCATTGTAAAGGCCAGAGTCAGACATTAACTTGATCTGTTCCATTAAAATCTCCTCCCATTCATTTACCATATAAACATGAATGAACCCTACAATAAAGCTTCTCGGTGCTGCCATAATTTTCTTTTTACAAATTTAAACCCACCAATAGTGATCTCCTCGGGGAATAACTGATGAATAACTGTCTTCTTGGCAATCTTAATAAAATTAGTTGGCATTTCTTCAATATTCGAAAATAGATGACATATATATTCTCCGTGAACACGAAAACGAAATGGGTATAACTTATTGTCAACCGTATAGTAAGAAAGATTATGTATTACAACGCTGGCCTTTTCAGATTCTCCTGTAAATAAGACCTCATAGTCTTTATTAGACTGTCTGTGTAAGTCTCCACAGAAATTTACATTGTCTGCGATAAAAGTAAAAAACGGCCGAATCAAAACGTCCATATCATCTTTCCAAATCGTTCTCGGCTCAGTCCAGCTTGCGCCAGACAGGTGCGCAACGTAATAATGAATCGGGAAGTTTTCAACACGATATCCACGCTGTTTTGCATCTTGCATATTGTAAACAAGCGGTGCGCCGTGTTCCACAAAAGGCCTCATTGGTAAATACAGGTCCCTGTTAATCATTGAACAGGAAGGGTGAGTGTACCTTAGAATATCATTGTCGTCTTTTGGTGGAGAACAGCCGTCGCCGGAGTCTGAAACAAGCATTAATGTACCAATGGTATAAATAGGATTTAAACCTTCTTCTGATGCCTTAATTGCCCACAGCATTTGTTCAATCCATCCACCGCGCTTAATAATAATATCATTATCACAAAGCAAAACGTACCTCGTTTTGATAAAGTGTCTGATCCCTTCATCAAGCATTGTCCCGTGTCCGTTTCTCCCCCCCCTCTCCCAGAGCCTTATATTTGGATAAGTAGCTGCCAGATAGTGAACATAATTAAGCGATTCATCAATAGAACCACCGTCAATTATTAGAATTGGAATATCAGGGTAAAAGCGAAGAAGGGATTCAAGACAAAGTTTTGTGACGTCTGCCGTGTCCCTTTCACACATGATTACTGTAATGTCCTTTTTAATCCATTCGTTTCTATGGAAGTCGCCGTAATCCCATGTGGGACGTATCATTTCAGATTGTTCCATTTTACAGGAGGCTTTTGATTATATCTTCCCGGAGCTTATTAACCTCGCTTAACATCAGATTGCCACGAATATAATCGGCAGCCGCTTTCAGGTCTTTTGAATAGTCATACCCTTCGGCAATGGTACTTATTGCGGCAGAAAATTCCGCTTCGTTACTGTATTTTAAGACTCCCGGAACCTGCCAGTCCTCCCAATCAGGAGCTATGCAAACAGCACCAAAATAAGAAGCTTCAATCCAAGCAATATTTGACTTACAATGATTGAACAGGTTATCATACAATGGAACCGTAAAGGCTGCAGGAGCCATTTTTAAGACGTTTTTATGATAATGAATCACGTCTTGTGGATCAAGATGAAAGAAATTACTCGATCGATCAAGATACCATGGCATGAATCCCATGAACAGAAAGTGCCAGTCTTTATATGCCTTCATCGCTTTGTTGTAAGCGTTTCCCATTGACATAATATCGTAAATATGGGATTCTCCACCCCTCCACATGAATAACCGTTGACGCTGCGGTTGAAATACTGTTTTTTTGAATATAAAATCATTAAAGGCATTAGGGATTACCCGGATATCCTTATTGTATTCCTTGAAAGCTTCCTTTAATGGTTTTGTTGATACAGAAACGATATCTGCACCTTTCAATAAGGCTTTGATGTTTTCCCGTGTATGTGGATCATAAGTCGCTGAATGATGATTGTCTGCCGGGACTCCCAGTAAATAGTCGTCATAGTCAACCCAAAGAGGAATACCTAAGTCTTTACAGTAATCCATCAGGCTTACCATGTCATCCAAATACGGACGCTGCAACATAATAAGATCATAAAGGAGAAGATTCTGCCAATGCAGAATAATTTGGTCTGGCTGTCTTATATCGATTTCGATATCCATTCGCTTTTTTAAGTCGGGTGCGATTCCCCCGGAACGATAAAAACTAGGTGAATCAGTTCTGCTGGGTGTTAAGATTAGAATTTTGACCATTATTATTTTGGGTTTGGTTTGCATTATCAATGCTATTCTTTTGCATTAAGGAAGCTAATTTACTTTCCTGTTGAGCTTGTTTGTCGGCCTCTCCGGTTATCCGTTCCATTTCGCTTTCCGAATCTGCCACGTATGGGTTTTGCTCGACCGCTGATTCCTGACTTATTATCCCGGATGTAAGCGCAATAGAAAGGTTACTGATAACCTCCGTTTCATTCATAGGTAAGTAGGGAGTTATTACTGGCTTTAGCTGCACTTGCAACGATGCCGCTTTGAGGCTTGTATCAACTATCTTACCTATTGCGGCCTTCAGTAAATTCAACCTTCGCTGTAAGCCGGTTCCGAAGATTTCCTCCTTACTCTTTACTGCCATATGTGCGTCAAGAAATAATAGCTTCAAGGCAATCCCGGAAATTGCACCCATCCCTTTCATTTCGCTGAAAGTAATATTCGGTGTCTGACTCATTGTGTAAATAAACCTTTCAAGGTTTTCCTGCTCCATCTTTACGGACGCTGGTTCTGACGACAATGCCAGATAATTTGCCTGTGCTCCGTTTTCAAGTTCCAGAATCTTACCTTGCTCACCTTTAGCTGCAAACCCCTGAACCTTCCCGGATACTGTTAATATTGGATTACCAAAATAATCATTTGTGTCAGCATGATTTGATATAACCATTTCAAACCGCTCAATCATACTTTGAACCTTTGCCCATTCAGGCTGTGGCTGGGTGTAGTAAATTATCATTATTTTCCCAACAGGATTAGGAATTGGATTAATATTTGGGTTTAACTGGTCATCAAGAATCCATTTGGTATCTCGCTGAATCCACTTATATTCAAGGTCTTTTGTGTAAATGTCATAGTGGTTAATATCAACCCCGTCAATATTCCTGAGTTTGTATTCTCTTGCAAAGGCAATCAAATCACCTACTTCGTCAAAAAGCGGCCAAAGGCGATCGCCCAGATCAGGTGATAATACCTTCATACGCAAAGTATATTGGCCTTTTATATCCGGGTCTGTATTGGGCACGAAATACCATATTTCAGCACACTCCATTTCAGACATCATCCTTCTGGCAAGCTCTTTGTTTTTATAGTCACACTTATTGTCATTTTGAATACGATCAACCATTTCCAGCAATGCCTTTTCTTCTTCTGTGTCTTTCGAGAAAAGGATATCAGTTGTGACGGGATCGCTTAACATAAAGCCAACCCTGCGATTAACAATTAGTTCCTGAAAGGGAATCCCAACCCTCGCAACATCAACCAATGTGAGTTTGTAAACAGGCTCTCCGTTTTTATCTGTTTCTGTTGTAGGTGCATTTACGATTTTCATTTTCCGCATCTGCGGATCAAATACGTTATGCTGTTCAACCTTATATTGAGCAATAGTTTCAACCTGATACTGCTCTCCGGTTTTGTCTCTTTTTGTTACTGCTTCCGTGCCGATAATACTCACTGTTTGGTTAAAGGCCACCTTCTGATTTGAAAATGTCTCTTTTATCTTATTCAAGTCATCCGACTTAATAATATCATCATAGGTTAAGTTTGCCATATTAAGATTTTTTTGCGTGCTGCCGTTGACGGGATTTTGCAGCCTTGATAGCTGCGGCTTTTGATGAGTGCCGGCTGACTATTTTGCCTCTGCTGTTTTTCACAACTGCCTTGCCGCCGGAAGTTCCTACTTTTGCAACCCTTCTGAATTTTGCCATTGGTTATTAAGGTTTTTGGTTGAACAAATTTAGACTAATCAAAATTAGAAAACAAATAATTAGCGAAGCATCCCTGCCAAGTCTGTAATACTAACTCCCTTTTGTGTATCTCCCGGATAGAATGTATTGGCCAACGCATCAAATAAGTCTGGCGATCTACCAAGCCTTTCTTTCATCTTTTCCTTTGGCTCAATTATAATCTTTCCATTACTCTGAATCATATATCGAATTTCCAGAATTTCTTCAATAAGCGATTTTTCAGGTGGAAGACAAGCCGTTGAATCAAAAGCCGGGTTCAGCCAATCCCGGACTGCCCAATATAGATAAGCTTTCATATTTGCAAAGGAATACTGCTGTGTATAGTCAGAAAGTCCTTCTGCTCCCTCGCTGAACTTACAGGAAAAGACTTGCCGCTTTTTGCCAAGTTCCATTAGCCGTGAGAATACCCCGGCACCTTCCCCGATAGTATCAATGAAAGCCAGCGCCTTTTTGTCAAGTGCGTTCAATACCATCCCGGCAACTTTCATATGATCTGCCTCACCTCCCGATTGGTGGCGATCGAAATTAACAACAAAGTCTTCAAACCTGTGACAAAGTACCGACGCATCCCTTCCCATCCCTGCGATATCAACACCTATTCGCCTATGACCCGTTAGTACCAACCCTTCATCTTTGCGCTTCTGCCAGCGTTCCATTGCAAGCTCGACCCATCTGTAAGGTATAAGTACATCCTCTGATGTTTCCGGGAACATTCCACGAACCTTAACTCTGAATAAGTCATTTGGCCTGTACAATCCACCTTCCCATTCAAAATCTCCAAGCCCTTCGTTAAAGTCATCTTCCTGAATAGGATTACACCAAGTCGCAACCTTATCTTTCACCCATTCATAGTCTACTTGCCCCGGATAAATAGTTTTCTTCTGAAGCACATTGGGAGCGTTAAGGTCATCAAGCCTGAAAGAATGAAACCTGGGAGAAGCCATTGCCCTTGCAGCATACCCGATAAGGCTGTTAGGGTTGAATACGATAAGGAGTTTTGAATTACTCTGTAGGTTTCCTTCGATAGCTGCGAACGTAGTTTCTGAAAGGCCGGAAGCTTCAGTTACGATAAACATTGTATTGACGGCATGAAAGCCTGACCATACTTCCGTTTGATTATCTTCCGCCTTGAATCCTGTTAAGAACCATTCCGGGTATTTTGTCCTTATGTCGAAGGAAACTAATCGGCCAGTCAGGAATTTTGCAGCTTTGAATTGCCGAGTTAACTCCGGGTACATTATATTTCCGACTTGTCTTCCTGTCGGTGCTGTCATTGCCACTTTTGTATTAGCAATAAGTTCCTTACCTCGAAATACAGGAGTTAAATACATAAAGCAAAGTGCCGCAGTGGCTGCAACATAGTCCTTCCCTCGAGCAGTCCCGGAAGCAACCGCAATCATCTTTTCTGTTTGGCACGCATAGAGTATTTCCTGCTGGTGTGGATCGAGCCTTGCTTTTAAGGCTTCAAATGCAAAAGAGTTCCAGTCCCCTCTCCAGCGACTATAACAGTCCTTCTTAAATTCTTCAAGTGTCATTTGGAGTCGGGTTTACCGTCCGGGTTGTAGTTTTGCATTAGTTCCAAGAAAGGATCGACAACGGCAAATTCCGACCGTTCAATATACCCTCGCTTTTTGCCTTTGGTTTTCAGGAAGAAGATAGTGGAAGAATTATCTCCGTTCTCGATTAGCTTCATAAGTTTTGATTCTGCAAAATCCAAAGCAACTTCCGATAGTGATTCAACGGACATACGGTAATTATCATCATCTTTCATCCAATTATAATGCACCGATCTGGAAACTCCAACGAGCTTACAGGCCACCGATACTATTCCCAATCCTTGTTCCAGAGCTGCTAACATTTGACCTTTTGCAATTACCGTCCGCTGTTGTTCCGCTTGCTTCTCGTCTTCAACTGCCAGACTTTCCTTTTTTAAGGTGTCCATTTTCGTTTAGTTTTGTTTCAATCAAGTTCATTCAAAAAGCAAAGCTGGCCATTCGTTTTGACCAGCTTAAAGCTTTGGTGTTATCGGGTAATATGCACCTGACAATTTCTGTCTGTGAAATTTCCCGCTGCGTCTTTTGAACCATGTCCATAGGCATTAAGAGAAATAGAGCCTCCGAGATTTTGCTCTACTATCGCAATTAAGTGAGGAAGGGCTGCATCATATTCTTCCTTGCTTTGTCCGTAGAGAATATTGCTCTGCTCTTTTAAGTATGCAACAACCTCGTCCGGTGTTCCTGTTTTATTAACTGACCAACTCATTTGCTATGGCCTCCTCCGCCACGTTTGCCACCTTTAACTTTACCACTTGACTTTTTCATTTTGTGTATGGATTTTACAATGCCCATCCAAGGCGTTATACGTTAGGTTTTGACCTTTGTTTTATGACGGTTATTTTATCAATATACCATTGCATTTCTTCTTCCGTGCATAGAAATTCATGCCACCATCTTTTGTGCTTTCCGAATACTCTGTAAACTATAAGTTTCCTGTCAATGTAAATCGAAGGCAAAACATATTCGATATGAACTTTCATTATTTCACTCGAAAACGGGACAATTGCACGAAGCGACATTCCTGCCTTGAACTTACTGCCTTTCATTTTATGGATTCATGATTTTTTCTGGTATTCTAAAGTATCCTTTAATGTACTGGCCAAACAGCCGAGGACCCGCAATGAAGTCCTCTTCCCAGTCTGCCCGGACTTCTATGGTATGAAAGAAGATTTTCATAAAATCAACATTGTAGTTCATTTTAACATTTTCAGGAATGTACCATTCAATAAATCCTGAACCCTCTCCGTTTCTCCCTTGGTTGAGTTCAAAAGATACGACAAAGTCCAACAAGGGATCAAAAGTGAATTTCCGATCGGCCAAAAATACAGCCAGATCGTTTTTCTGTGTAACTACAGGCTCCATGTCATAATCTTCGTCATCAACCAACGCTTTAAATACTATACTTAATTCTATTTCTTTCATTTTATTGTAAAGATACCACATCTTAAATGCTAAAAGCTCTTTCCTGAGTATTTCTCCATGAAAGCTTTCGATTCAGTATTCGCCTTAAAATACGATTCTTCAAGAGTGCCGTGTTTTTGATACCAGAAGCGAATAAGTCCCGAGAAGTCGTTTTTCAACACTCCACTAGAAAGCAAAAGTGAAAGCGCATCATCCGCCGTATGTGCCGAAAGAACCTTTCTGGCCATTTCATATTCATCCTCGTTTGTAATGTGATTCATGAATGTCTCATACAAGGCTTTATGTGGACGTGCACAGGAGAGGATATTGAAGCGCCATCCCGCATGACGGTCGAGCAGGTTTTTGAGTTCGTGTTTATAATCCGGATATGCGTAATGTTCAATGTGAATATTGAGCCGTTCGGCATGAATGGGCGTGTACTGCTGGTAGGTAATGTTCGTGAGCTTAACGAATATTTTTGGTTTTGTTCCATAACGTTTATATCCTGTTAATAAGTTGTTAATATCCTCCAAAGGTGTTAATCCGGTAATAAAAAACAGATTCAGGTCTTTCATTTCGTCGGCTGCCTTATCCAGAGCTTGATAGAACTCGTCATTAGTGAACGGCTTGCCGTACTTTTTCCTCGCTTCTTCTGTAGGGAACTCAATTCCCAGCCGGATTAGTTTTGGATTCCCTTCCTTCAATGGGATTTTAAGGAATTGTTTCAGCATCATATCTTTCACCTTAACTTCCGTGTCATCGTCATACTCATTGGAAATTAAGATTAATCCGGAACCTTTGGATTTTACCATGTTTGCCACTCCCTGAACCCTTCTCTGGTCGTTTTCCTGTCTGTTCTTCGTCCAAGAAGTGAAACAGAATCCGCATTTATTCCGGCAGCCAACTCCTTTCCAGTAATAGTAAATTCCCTGTTTTGTCTGACAGGCCGGAACCATTGGCCAATCAATTAAAGATGACGGCTCGACTATTTCACCCTTGCCCTTCCATGTGAAACACTTCAACTTTTTGGCTTCATCAAGGCTTTTGCACCGGAGAAACTCAAACCCTTCCCCAACATTGCAGTAATCCGAATAGATTAAACATACCGGGAAATTGAAAGCAAACTGGCCTCCGGTAATGATAATATTCTCCGGGTGCTTTTTGCGGATAGTTCTCAGAACAGGTATTGAATCCAGCGTGCAGATCGAAACTAGAATTATTGTCTTTTTGTCGATCGCTGATACTTCAATCAGTTCGTGTTTATTTGCCCGGATCAAGAATTCCAACATCTGAAGGGTATAATACCCTACACCGATACTTTCCTGCGCCCGATCCTTCGGGTACATAGGATAAAGGCAATATTTCATATAATTGGTATTCTTTCAAGGTTTTTCTTAAACTCAAAAGCCTCGGCCAGCGTTTTCCCTCTGAGATCTCCTTCCTTGAAAGGCGGAAGTTTAGGAGTATAATCGAATAATTTTACTTGGTTCCCATTATCCATTATGGCATCTACCCTGCCACCCCGGAACTTTACTTTTTTAATCCTTGAATCCATATTATGATTTTTTAGTTTTCTTTGACTTTGGTTGTTCTTCCAGAATTGCATTCATTTCTTGCATTTTATTAAAAGCAAGCTCATAAACCCCGTCGTAAAACTCTTTAAGTTTATCCAACCGGGTTAATTCAATTAGTCCATTAAGGAACTTCTTGGCTTCCACTTCCGGGACGTCGATCTGCCGCTGAACCAAATTAAAGGAAATAAATATCAACGGCTTAACGTCATGGTATTTATTAGATGTTTTGGCCATCCCTGTAATGTCATTACCCAAAAGAACCGGAGTATCAAGAACAAAAGGAAGATTCCAGTCATTAATTCCTGCCACGCTTGCCCACTCTGGCGACTTTAACATCGCCTCATCCCAGATACCGGAAATAGAATTGGCCGTTATATTGGCTTTTTCGCATTGTTCAACAGTCCATTTAACTTGCCTGTAATGGAGTTTCTGCCCATTCCAGAGAACATACCCCAAGGCCACGGTTCCCTGTGCGTCTGGTTCGTGAGGTTTTTCCATCAAGGTTACTTCACAATCATTGAAGTTTATTGCCTTGCTTCGTTGGTTCCCGGCAATAATCTGATCTGAATTAAGATCGTGCGTAATACCTGATAGATCGCCAAGTTCTTCGATATTTACTTTTAGTTGCTCCAGAAGCTCTTTTGTGATCTTCCTTGGATTTTTCGAGAATTCTTTTGCCATAATTGTTTTTATTAGTTTTTGCGATTGCGCTGTTTTCTTAACGTTCTGGTATCTTACTATTCCCCCGGAAGTAAGTCCCCGGATAAGTTTCGCATTAGCTTCCTCCGGGAAATTTACATCCAAAGGTAAACTTATTTTTTTACCCCTTCTTTAATGTTTCTCAGGAAAACTACTGGCCGATCCCTGTGTCCTTCTTTCAAATCTTTATAGATCACATGAAGTACCCGGCCTGATCTGTAATGTTTTATAACATTCCCGATTTCCAAAACTGCCTTTCTTGGGTCTCCGACAAAGTAGAATCTATCGCCCTCCTGTAGTTCGAATAGTGTAGTTTGTGTATTTGCTTCCATCATATTCCTTTTTTAGTTCAAGTAAATATCTATCATGAATTTCCCTTGTTTTTAAAAGCACTCCATCTTTAGTTTTGAAACAAAGTGTTTCACTATCCAGTCTTAAAAATCTGTGAATAAATCTATGGAAAGCCGTGTCAAAAACCGAAAAATCATCTAAAATATTATAATTCCAATGGTGGATATTTTTACCTTTCGGCAACGCTAATTTCTTATGCTGCCCTTTATATTCCGCATTCTTGTAAGGTTTAGATTTATTAAGCGCAAATTGCTGTACTTTATAATTAAGCCTATGGTATTTCTCCTTTGATCTAATACGTTCCTTTTCACACCAACCCGGATCTTGTCTTAATATTTTGTCCCTTTTATCAGCATAGTTTTTAGTACAGTCTTTGCATTTTCCTAAATGCCCATCCTTCATGTGTGGATGAAGATAAAACTCACTTATCTCCTTTTCAATTCCGCATATAAAACACTTTTTCATATCATAAACTGTAACAAAAATCCAAGTGCGATCGGAATAGTTAAAATGAATGGTAAGTCACTTAATTCATCTGGTGGAATTTCTTCATGGATATCCACTGTGTCTTCCGGCTTTGAGGCCTTTCCGGGTTCTCCCTTTGGAGATTCCTTTGCGGTACCGGAACTGGCTGCGTCTTTCTTTGCCAAGAGTGCCCTTGCAAATCCCACAATCTCAGTAATGTACTTTGTCACGCCCTCTTTATCTGTATAACTCCGGGTTCTTACCCCTCCTTCAACATAAACCAGCTCGCCTTTTTTGAGGTGCTTTTTAATAGACTCCCCGGCAGCTCCCCAGACCACCACGTTATGCCATTCGGTAACTTGACGCCAGCCTGTGGGTTCCTTTTCATCTTTATAATTCTCCCAAGTAGCGACCGTAAATCTTACGACCGTTTTTTTTCTTTCGGTCGTGTGTAAGTCCGGGTCTTTCCCGGCACGTCCAATTAAAATCACTTTGTTAATCATGTCTTTGTAGTTTTTAATTTAGTTCACTCATTCCTTTGCCTTCGCAATTATCTCCCTGTGCAATCATCCGACCTTGTTTTACCCTTGTATCAAGAGTGGTTTTTAAGGCTGTGATTTTTGCACATTCGAAGCCATATCCCCCAACCATGAGGTATCTGCAGCATTTGTTTCCTGCGCCAATTAGGCAGACTGTGGCCACATTAGGATTCATCTTTTTGTCTCCCATTTAACCGAGTTTTTTAAGTGTGTCTCCATAATCATGTTGTGCTTCTCCATAATGCCTGTCAAGTTCTTCAACTTCGGCTTTTGAATTTTTCTTTTTGACCATTCCAATTAGAACGTCCATAGATTCATCGTAATATTCTGCAAATTCCTTTTTCCCTTTATAAAACCGATTCCAGAACTTCAAGATTTGATCCCGAAGCGTTTGTGATTTACTTCTCCCGGTTACTGGGTCTGGCTTAATACTTGCAAGTTTCTGCTGAAGTGCGGCCTCAACTTCTGCTTTTAGTTTATTGGGTGTAAAAGTTACATACCCATTAGAACCAACCGCCTGAAGTAAGTCCAGCGTATCATCTTGGCTTATATCATCCCATTTGCAGAACACGGTAACTTTAACTCCCGTTTTCATATTCTGTACTGTTTTTAATTTGCCTTGAATGTTTAACATCTTACTTTTATTTATGCCGCTTGAAGTGTTCCTCAATTAGCTGTTTGGCAAAAGCGTTCGTTTTGTCGAGAATCTCATAAATCCATTCTTCATCAATTCCCGGAACGAACCCCTCCGCTTCCTTTGATTTTTCCTCCGGGAATGTGTTATAGTTTTTCAGCTCCGCGTAATCCGCCTTCAGCAGCGCAACCAGATCTTTGTTTTTGGCGAATATATACATCTTCTCTCGCTTGCCGGATTCCCATTCTCTGTGTGCGTCCGGCGAAAGAATATTAATATTTCGAGGGTCGAATGCCATTTCAATATGCGCACCCCGGGAAAGAATATGACTCATAAATTCCGCTTTCATGTCGTGACCCAAAAAGGCCTTTGTTTCTTCGCAAACATGAACTTTCCTATCCCAAACCCACCGGAAGAACTTGTTACGAACCTCCGGGAGTTCGGGATTTCCACCAAACATCTTCTTTTGTATTTCCACACGAAGATTAATATCAATATCAAACCCGGAATCAATTAAGGGTTCACAACCCGTTGTTATAAAACGGTCATACTCAATTTGAGTTTTAATTTCTGTACGTCCCATTATTCTGGTTTTTCTGGTTCGGTTCCGTCTGTTCCAAAATCAATGGTCTGTTGAGCTTGTTTGTCCTTGAAGGTATATTCATAGGCTTCATGGGCAATTACCTGACAAGCTTCATCAAGTACCTTTTCCCAGCCGAATAGTTCCCCCTCAAACCGTACTCGAGGAGAGTTCAAGGCTATCTTCGAGCCGTTCTTGCAAAGGTATGTCCCGGTAATTATAGCACCCCTGTTCTGGTCATACCCGGAAATTGCAACTCCGGTAACTGTTACTTTTTGAAGTTCTGCAATGTAATGATCCTCAAAAAGTTTTTCGAGCTCCAAATAGGTTGTTTCCTTTTTGAAGTTAGATTTTAACCCGGCAATTACCCTTTCTGTATGGATCGATTCTTTCCCTATTGCCTTAACCAGTAATTCTTTAATTGCGTTTACCGCATTCAGTAAATCAGGATGCGCAAATGTCGGATTCTCGACATGATGTACAACCGTTGGGACACTGTCATTTCCGCTTACAGCGAAATCAACATTTACTCCGGAAGCTCCCTTAAGGATCTTCAATTTTTGTAATTCAAATTGTGATTCTAAACATCCATTCATAGTTTTTGGTTTTTAAAGATTAAAATACATATCAATATACTGCTCCAACTCGTCATCGGTCGGATCAGACTTTACAGTTTGGTCGGCCAGCATTATCATATACAGGTAATGTATTATGTCGGCCGGGTTTCTTTTTTCGTAAGGTGCTGGGAGTATGTATCGGCTTGCGATCTCTGTAACTCTGTCAATGCTTAGTGGTTCTGCTTTTGCCATCTTAGTAGTTTATTTTTGGTTTGTTACTTTTTCAAAGGTACGAACATATTTTGTTACAGCAAGCGACTTTCTCAACTATCTTTTTTCCGGTTCTGGAACTATAATCATAAATTCCATGGCACATATCCTGATGCTGTTTACTATCAACTCACTCCATTGTTTTTCCGTCATTTGATTCTCCGGGACAATGTCATCAACCCATTCACCCCGGACTTTTTTGCGTTTGTTGGTCGCCGGACAAATAGCTTTTGCCCATTCGTCAGCGTCCTTCTTGTTGGTAATTTCTCCCGTTTCTCTGAATCCTTCAATTATACATGGAAGAACCACCTTTTCATAGTATGTTTTCTGCCGTATATTCCCTTTGTCTGAAATTACAGTAAGGGTTACAGCGATCTTTTCACCTGAATTTTCCTTCAAGAATTGCTGGTATTCTGGCGAAACGGCCGTCGATATTCTTCCGCCCGGCAGTATATTTCCGAAAATAATTACTTCATCCATATTGTTGAATTATTAAGTTGCTCTCCCATGTTTCCTGTAATCTTCTTCTGTTATTACAGATTCGTGTTCTTGCACTTTTAATCGTAGTTCTAAACTTTGAATATCCCGGTTGAGATTTCTTATCTTAGTAGTGGCGTATGGTTTGAACTGCCTTGTAACTTCAGCATACAATTCTTCCCACTTTTCGATTATCTGACGTTCATTTGGTTTCATAACTCTAAAGTTTTTATAATTGAATCTGGTATCTTCTTTGTAACCCAGTCGGGTTCCCTTTGCATTTTAAAAGCAAGGAACTCCATTATCAGCAGCGCATCACAATTTGTCAATGTAATTGGAATCCCCGGAAAGTGCATAGTTGCTATCCGTTTGAATCTCCGCTTCCGATCGTCGTACTTTTCTCCCCGGTGGCCGGATAGCTTGAGGTAAGCTTGCCATTGAATAGGCAGCACCATGATATAGGGAATTTTAGTTACCCGGAGAAGGGTTGTGATCTCATTCAGGTTTCGGGTTAATTTTTCAATCCCAAAAGCCTTCCCGGCATTGGCATCGCCTCTCCATAGGCTTACTTTCTCCACACAGGCGATCGGATTTTCAGAAATACTTCTCAGGTATTTAAAAAATTCGTTAAGCTCATCCACGGTTTCAGGCATGGAAACTGTCTTTGCATTTTGCCCTTCCGATATGTATGCTATTGCTCCCCCTTTGCCCGGATCAATGCCGATATAAGATGTGAATTTAATCATACTATTAGTTTTAATGGAGTTCGGTTCCAGTTCTTTTCGTACAGCATCATTTTTAATGTTGTGTATTTTATTCCAAAAGAAAGTGATGCCGCTTTCATTGATTCATAAACAATCCCGGTTTCTATATCAATTACCTTCCTTTTAGGAGAGGAAAATTTGAATCTGTTTTTCCTTACGTTTTCAATATGCTCCTTTGTCGGTTTATAACCAAGTCTGGCTATTGATAGTTTTTTTCGGGTTTCTGCTGAAACAATTCCCTTTCCTCTTGCTGCGGCCACACAATTCAATCCCGTATGCGGATTACAGGAATCATAGAAATTTATATAATATTTTTCGAGGTCGTCTAATTCCTTAGGCTCGCAAAAGTGAATTATTTCAAATATATGATTAATTGCGCCATACTTACAAAAGGAATTATGCAGTTTTGATTGTGTTTTACAGGCCTTATATTTATAGGTTTCCCATCTTTTCAGAATATTGATTGACTGACCAATATATATTCTTCCCGAAGGGGATAGTATTTTATAAATTCCGCAAATCCTTGGTCTTTTCGGCATTCTCGAATTGTCATCCATGGTTTTCATCAGCCTATCATTATTTTTTTCGGAATCGGAATCACTTGATTTGTCGGCCTCCATAAATGAAGTACAAAAGGATGGTAGTTTACATATTCACTTTTTGATGGGTGATACTGAATTACACAATCCTCCTCATCCCAAAACATCTTTTTTATGTAGCACATTTCTTCCCATGTCGGACAGCGTAAGGCAACCCTTTCCGGGAGTGCAATGCTTACTGATGCGTGTTCCCAGCCTTCTCCATCAGATGCAATCACTCTAAATTCTAATCCGTTTGGCTTGAAATATGGAATTATAAATAATCCGTTATTCCCAATATTGTCATCTGACCCCAATTGCGGGTGAATTCTATTTCTGTTTTTATTTGGTACGTGAAACATAGTTTTTGATTTATGCGAATGGTGGTTCTTCATTAGTTTTTGACTGCGTAAAATCGACCGGGGTTGCTGTTTCTTGATCCGTCCAAATCATGCAGTCTGCACTTACATTTACTTCAACCTGATCAACTCGTCCATTTCTGTTTTTTGCAACGTCGATAAGTGCCATGGTGTCTAAATTTCTCCCGTGACTATCTTCGTGCATTCCGGCTAATATGTAACGTGTTGGGAAAACTATAATATCTGCATCCTGTTCTATTTCCCCGGAGTTGCGAAGGTCTGAAAGTTTAGGTAATGGATTTGACCGCTGTTCAACTCCCCGGTTTAGCTGGGCAAGTGACAAAACGGCAACCTTGCATTCCTTCGCAACGGCCTTGAACATCTTTGAGATTGATCCATACTTTTCACTCATATTATCCTTCGTTTCGTCCCCGGTAAATAGGTTTAGATAGTCGCAAATTACCAGCTGAATATTATGTTTCTTTTTTGCCCGGCGAACTTTGGAACGGAACTCGAAAAGTGTCATGTGCGCCGAGTCATCAATCCATAGTGGGGTTTTGGTATTGGAGTGAATTGCCTTTTCAATCTTCGCCCATATTATGTTGCGCCCTCGCTTTAAATCGTAGGTGTCATGCCCGGATTCTGCACTTAGGTATCTTTCCCCGAGCTGGGTGTCTGTCATTTCCAATGAAAACATCAAGACCCCATGCCCTAACTGTGCCGCAAACCTACCAAACTGAATTGCAAGTGCACTTTTCCCCATTGACGGCCTTGCAGCAAGTATAATCAAGTCTCCCGGCTGCCAGCCAAGTGTTATTCTGTCAACTCCAATTAAGCCTGAAGGAACCCCGGCCAGCTCTGTCTTTTGAGCCTCCCGGAGTGAAATTGTATCGGCCAGAATATTGAGTAAGTTCCCAATCATAATTGGTTCTTTACTCACTGCCGTGTCCCCTATTCCGTAAATTTCCTTTTCGGCATACTCGATCAATTCAGCTATATCGTAAGTGTCATCAAAAGCTCTGTTCTGCAGCTCCGTTGATATCCGTATCAATTCGCGTTGAATGTATTTCTGTTTCACATACATTGCGTGCTGCCGGACATTTGCTGCTGAAACAACTCTACTGGTAAGTTCAGTTATATAAACTGGACCTCCCACCGCATCTAATTCGTTTTGGTTTCTTAAAGATTCCGATACTGAGTAAAGGTCTGTGAATTTATTAGCCTTATAAAGTTGGAAAGCAGCCTCAAATATTTTTTGATGCGCCTCCCTGTAAAACATTATGGACGTCAATAGTGTTGTTACCTCGTCCATTGCACTTGTATCAAGCATTATTGCCCCCAGTACAGCTTTTTCCATATCTCCGGCCTGTGGTGGAACTTTCCCGAAGTCTGAAAGATATTTTATGGGAGTGTTTTCTGTAATTATTAATGGCATTCCCTGTGTCGAATTACGATGTATGTGTTCTTCTTTCATTTTTTAAGTCTTCTAAGTTTACAACTCCCGGCTTTCTCCCGGCAAAATTATTGTTATTGTTCTTTTCCCATGTCCTGACTACAGCCTGCCAATCGACTATTGCTGTTTTTTGTTTTCCATAAACCCACCCTCTGGCAGTATAGTATTCCACAAAGTAATCAGCGTCAATTCCATTTTCCCGAATCTTACAGTATATTCTAACTACTTTCTTACTTGGTGGTATTATTCTTCTGTAATTCTTAATTTCTTCTTTATATCTTAATATATATTCATTTTCTAAAGGACCCGTTTTGGGGTCACGTTTGGGGTCATAGTTGGGGTCGTCTTGGAGTTGTTTTGGGAGCACCGTTGGGAGTAATTCAGGATTAGCCTTTGCTGAATTTTCGGCTTGGTGAGTCCTGTGAGCCTCTCTTTTTTGCATCTCGCTTTCAAGCCTTTCGTTATAGTAATTACCCTCTTTATCCTTTATAAACTTGAATTTCACAGCTGGCGACCACTTCCCAACATTTAACCTAATTATCTTAGGTGTTAAATGGCCTGTTTGGTGTTGAAGGCAAAGTAGTGTAATGTATTGTCCCCTTTCTGATATGTTCAGCCCTGCGCATCCGGTTAAAAAATCCTGTGGGTAAAAGGGGAAGCTTGGTTCTTTCGTTTTTCGTTTTACCATCTTGTAAAATTATTACTGGTTCAAAAATATACTATATATCAATCCGTAACAAAAATAGTTATTAACATATGATCTTAAATTCCCCGGTAAGTAACTTGACAGGTTCCCCGTCACCCATTACCCAAATTCCCCGATCATCATTTATGTAAGGCGCTGGCGGATCAATTACCATATGAACTGAACCTGGGATTATATTTGAAAACTGTTTGCCCACAGCTCCGCACTCGGTTACCTTAATTGTTTTGCCAGTGATAATCTCTAATGAGATACAAGGCAATTTAAACTTGTCTGCTATAACATAGTCAACCAATTTATAACGCTTCCCTATCGCTCCACAATTAGCGCACTTATAAAGGTCATAAACCCCTTTCCGTGAATTGATTCCCACCAAGTTTTGTTTATGAAAATCATGTTCTGAAAACTTCATTAACCGTTCTTCTTTCATTGTCTTAAATTTTAAGTTATAGAAAAGCCGGGAGTTACCCCGGCCGTTTTTAATCATCTTCATGTTCAACATAAGGTTCAAAATCTTCATCTCCTAATAGCTCTGAACACGCATTACACGTTCTTGGATATCCGCAAGCGTCACCGAGGTACTCGCCGCACATTTCGCAATAAATACCATCTAATATATCGTCTGCAATATCTCCCATGATTATTCAATTCTCTGGTTACCAAAAAGCCGCTTCCCATATCCGGGTTTGCGGAGTGCGAAGTATGACATTGTTGCCATCAACCTAAATTCATACCCCATATCCCATAGGTTATTGTCAAGGCAATATTTGAATGCCCGGACGGTTCCAAGGTATTCATCCCGGCTGAACTCCATATATTTCCCTTCGACATAATTGATTGAAACGTTATGAAGTTCTGCGGTTTCTACACAGATGAATACGAAGTTAGGAAATTGGAAGTACATATTTTTGTACCCTTCCAGATAGGAACCGACCTGAATGAAATACTCCCACTTCCAAGCGTCCTTTGTAAAGTCTTCCGGGTCTGCGGAAGTCGGACACTTCAAATCGACTATGAAAAGTTGGTTATCAATCATACAATCCCAATCTGGATATCCTATGCATGGCAGCCCTGTTTCCCGGTCAGTCCAAAGTAGTTTCGGGTGCCGCCTTCTCATGTTATTCAGGTATGGTTGTGCGTCCGGGTATGCCCTTACAGCCTTAACACACTCCCAAGCCGTGGCCGCAAGCTCCTTTGAGATCAGGGTTTTCTTTTCAGTTCTGGCCTTGTTTACCATGGCTTGCCACTCGGCTTTCGCGTCATTACTTCTTTTGGCGAACCCTTCATATATTGTGTACTGTTGGCCAAATGCTTCTTCTCCGTCTATTAAAATACAGTCCGCGGCCGAACCTATTAGCATTGGGTCGGTCTGTATGAAAGGAACCTCAAAGGCATGGACGTAATGCTTTGGAGATTTTCTGAACTCCTTCAGCTTGCTATAACTCAACGGCCGTTTGTCAACAAATGCTCGATCTATCGTTATCATGGATATTATCTTTTTGAACAGATCAAGTAAAACGAATCGGCCGGATCATGGTCTTGAGCTGCCTGCATTTCGGCTTCTGTCTTGTCACATTGAGTGAAGGTGTCATCTACTTTATTATTGATTAAACTAAATACCTGACACTGCCAGCAGTACTTTTTCTCACAACTACTTAATGAAAGTAGGCATACGCAAATTACAAGAATTACTTTTTTCATAGCTCTTTAAGTATTTTAATTATTTCACGGTAAAAGTCCAATGTATTTTCTCCCTTTTCTTCGGCATCAAGAACCCGCTTGGTTATTGACTGTACGAATTCCAAATCCTGATTGTCTGCAAGCTGTTGACTAATCATTGTACGAAGCTCGTTCTTCCTTTCGTCGGGATCTTTTATTGTGCCCAGATAGTCATCCGCACGGTGTTCACGGTTTACGTCCCGGCCAAAGTACCGACCCAGACCAAGTGCCGCATTCTTGAAGCATTCGGCTTTTAGTTTTGAAAAGCCTCCGTTACTTAATGCTCCGGGTTTCTTATTATCAACCGAAACTGCCCATGCGTTAATTTCCTGCCGGGACATTTTTGTCTTTTCCTTATCAGGAATTGAATCGACCATTATCTGAATGGCTGCCGCTCCTGTTCTCTTAATCCACATTTTTAAAAGTGGATGGTAAACTGAAAGGTCTATTGACCCGACAACTTCATTACTGATTACCTGCCATTTGAAATTATCTGTATTCCATGCACCGAAAAAGACTTCGTCAAGGCTCATTTCCATAAAACTTATCGGAAGATATTTGCAATCCTTGACTATCGGGTGATCTTGAAGTTTTTCTGCCTCAACGTCACCGTTTAAGATTCCGGTGAATCTTTGAAGCCGTGACCAAAAAGCCATTTCGGCCTCTGTTTCCTTTGATTTCTGCAATTTTGCATCTGACATTTTCCCGTGAATCTCGGGAAGAAGGTTCGAATTACTTTTTTCTTCTTTTTCCATTTGTTTCTAATTTAGATTTCTATTAATGTTCCGGGATACCCGGTAACTCTTTTAATTGTTTCGAGCCAAGTAAGGTCAACAAATCTTCTTCTGTTATTGCATATCTGGCAGAACAGAACTCGTTTACACTCATCTTTGCTCTTTTTGTCCGCAAAAACTATAAGGGAAAGTGAGGCCACTGTCATTAGCGGTGTTCCTTTTTCCCGGTTCTGATTGAAATACTCAATAGCTTCCTTAATGTTAAGTTTGGCCTTAACTTTTGTTATTTCAGGAGCCTCATACGTGCGCTTTTCCATTTTGTTTTATTTTATATCCCAAAAGTAGGAATATATTTTATTCACTACAAAAGAAGTTATTAACTACACATACCGGAATTTCTCTGGTGTTTCTACAAAGGTGAATCCATCAAAAGGCTCGTCTTTTATTTCGTTAAGAATCCGCTGAAGTTCCTTTTGCAGTTCTTCGTGTTTCATATTTCTTTTGAGTTGAATCATTGCGACCCTGTTTGATTTATGCTCAGCGTAGCTTAGATTACACCCGCCCGGATAGGCACAGGGAACGTGTTGAGTTGTTTCCAAGCCAAGCATCCCGCCGTAATGTTCGGCCGAATAGGCAACGTGCCGAGGACCAATCGTGTACTGGTGCGGTTTATGGTTAACATTCATTACGTCAAGGATTCCGATTAATGTCGGGTTCAATACCGACTGAATTTTTGTCTTTAATTCTTCGTTTGACATGGCTTAAATTATAAGTTGTTAAAATACTCGATTACATATTTGGCATAGGCTACAAGCACTTCGCTGCCCTTGAACTGGAAGGAAGTTTCACCTTTCTTAACTGCCTTGTTGTATAGCTGTTTGAATCGCTTCATTTCGTCTTTTGATATTGTGGCTTCCATGATCTTAAAGTGTAAATGCGTTTTTGCTTTTCATGTAGTTGATAAACTCCGTGATTGCTGCGTTCTGAAATTCCCGGCTGCTACTTTTAATATTTCATTTTGCATAAAAATCGTTATGTGCCTACCATTCCTTCTTTCTCCTCTTACTGCGTAATAGGAATTTCTGCTTTTGGTAACACACCATTTCCATTGACTTAGATGCTCATAATTATCATCATCTACTTTTGTTACAAACCCCTGCGTTAATTCTATCTCCTTCATTTGGTTATCTTTTATAGTGACAACTGTGCTATTTCAGCATTCTTGACTTCAATTTTGCGAAGCTTATTTTTCAGGCTGGCGAGCCGTCCTTTGGTTTCCGATACCTTGAAGTCGTCCTTTTCAGCTATGGCCTTATTGAGTTCTGCTGTGAATCTTGTAACGTATTCCCGGAGGGAGTTAGCGATTACTTCATTGTTCTGGATTTGTTCTGTTTTTGTCATCTTTGTAGTTTTTCGTTTCGTTTTTCTTCCAAAGGTAGGTATATAATATATTACAGCAAGGGGACTGCGTGAGATTCTTCCGGCACTTTGAAAGATTCTGCCAGAATTGCTATTTGTGCAACAATCTCGTCCATTAGTCCCAGATTATCCTTTATGAAAGCCCGTGCTATTGGGTCGAGTTTTATCAATACCGGAATCTTTGGGTCTGGCGGTTCATCGTTTTTGATCTCTATTTTTACCGATTCAACTCGGAACCTAAGTGCCAAGGCTGGTGTTCCGTACATCTCCTTTTTGAGGTCATCAATTTGCTGGTCATACTCTGCTATTTGCAGCCGGATTTTCGGGTCTGTGTCAATCAAATTATTGACCGTTTTACAGGCATGAAGTACCGTTGCATGATCTTTTCCGAAAACCAACCCAATTGAGGCCAGCGATCTTTTCGTTTTCTGCTTTCCGAAGTACATACAAACCTGCCGGGTAAAGCAAACTTCCCGTTTCCGTGTCTTATTATAAACAAGTTCCGGTGCGATTCGCTCCCCTTCGATTATCAACTTGCAAATTTCTTCAAATTCGTCCATGTTATTCATATTAATCCATTTAAGCTTCATTGCAATTATTTTAGTAGCATAATATCCCTAACTATTCGGCTGACCTCGTCTGAATCGAGGACGTATATTGATACCTGTTCCGGTAATGAATGCCCTGCCAGCGTCAATATCTGGCGAGGCACGAAAATAGCTTCTCCTGTTCTGAGTTCTCCTTTCTTAACTACCAGTGCAATCTTATTTCGATTCTCGAATTGTACTTCGCAATCCAAGCAGATCAAGTTCTTATTTCCACTTTCATCTATTGCCTGAAGCCTTGCGCTTATCGGCAACGGGAGGCTTAGAATTTCCTCTCCGCATATGTAACACTTACCCCAACTCATGATTGGGGGGTATGTAATTCTTCAACCTCTTTTTGTATTGCCAGAAGTTCGTCAATGGTTAGTGGCTCGCCGGACTCAACTTCTTCTGGTTCTGAAAATCCCATATAGAAACTTTCAATATTTCCGAGTTGATCTATTCCTATTTGCATTTTAGTAGCGTATATAAAATTTACCTTGATTCAAAGGCTGTACTTTTAGTTGATATCCTTCCAAGACTGCGGCACAAAATTCTGTGTCCGTCATTTCTTTGAAAATTTCAACATACATCAATATGTCTGACTCCGGCAATGCCATTCCCATGCAAAAATGTATTACCTCTTTGCGTGTAAATAACGATTCGTTAATTCTTTTTTCCATCTTAGTCGTTTATAAGTAAAAGTTTCAAACTTGCATCTTCATTTTCGTAATGCCAGCCGTAAATATCTCCACCGCCGTCCTTATCTTCCCTTACCATATGAAAACGGCAGCTTTTATGTGTAACGGGATTTAGTAACTGAACCTCCTGCGTGGCGATGGTGTCAAGTTCGGAAAGCTCTGCTATAAAGGTACGGGTGCGCTTATTGAAGCTCATGGGCTCTTTGATTTGAATTACCTGAATAGGTTGATAGCTGTTCATCTTAGTAGTTATTTGGTGGAATATTTGTTGATTAACGCTTCCACTTTCAGGTCAAAATCCTTCCGGGAAGTGGTGTCATGTTTGCGAGGCCTGAACTTCGGCTCATTACTTTGTTCTATTGTGATGCTTTCTTCAAAGTCGAATACCTCATAGGTACGACTTACCGGGTTTGCTCGCTTATAAGGATCTTCCTTAACTTCCGGAAGTACCTTGACCTTACGATCGGCCGGTTCTTCAAACTTAGGCTTTAGGGTTCCTTTGGCGCGGATCTTCATATTGATCTCGGCTGCCAATTTTTTCGCTGCCAATTCGGCTTTTAATTCTGCTGGTAAACTGTTCATCTCAATTAGGATTTATGTGAATACTTATGTATTTAATTTCGCCTGTAATTCATCTCTTTTTTGTCTTGCTACTTCCTTATCCATAGAGCCACCGCCATAATATCTTGTTCCGTTTTTTTGAATTTTTACAAACCATCCCCGCTTACAACTCCTTAAATATATCCCGTAATCTTGACGCTTAGTTTTATTTTGTAAATTCTGGGTTTTAGTTACAAATCTACAATTTGAAGGATTATAACCTAAGTTGTTTTTTATCCGGTCAATTTCCAAACCTTCCTTATATCCATTTTCCCTTGCCCATTTAAAAAAGTTTCCGGGAGTGTGCCACTCTTCGCATACTTTAATGCCCTTTAACCCGTAATACTTATATTCCCTTGCCTTTACATTTCCAGTTCGCTGAATCATACCAGCCCATACTTGATAAAGCTTTGATATTTTTTTGTAGCACTCCCCATGCTTTATTGGCGCTCCCATCTTATTTGGCGTATAATATTATTTTGATTCCCCTTCTGAATTTAAACTCGACCTTATCTAATCCCTTATTGGTAGCTTTATTTACAATAGTACCTGAAAGTTCGGCTCCGAGTATTTCTATGAGCTTGGCAACTCCTATTAAGGTGTGTAGTTTCGTTCCTTTGTGTATTCCGCTTACCTTAATTCTGAAATTCTTGTTTATGTATCTGCTTGAAATCCTGTTTTGTGCTGTCATCTTCGTAGTTTTTGGTGTCTGTTTGTCTGTCTTTACGAAGTAAAGGTACGAATAGAATATATTACAGCAATAGCTTTTCCTAAGAATCTGCAGGAATCCCGTAATATTTTTTATTGATAGTTATTTTAGTGGAATATTGCTTACACGCAATTTTCTTTTCCGGCTGGTATCTTACTATTCCCGGAAAAGAGCCTTTGCCTCACGGCCTCCGATTGGCCTAAATTCAGATAAGCTTAACGGGCTTCAAAAGTCTTATTATTATATAGAGGATAGCCAGAATAAAAACTCCAATCCACGACCATAGACAAATCTTATATATTGTGGGAATATACTTGACTTCTTTTGTCTGTTTTACCTGTTCATATTCCGATTTCCAATGAATAGTTTCCTGTTCGGCCTTGGCCAGCCGGGTAATTATGGTTGTGTCTTTTTGGATTAACTGAAGATGTACATTAGGAAATTGCCACCAAGCCTTTGCGCTGGCAAGTGCCGTTTCAGCTCTGGCTGTGTCTGGAATGAAATTTGGAATTTGTGGGCAGGGAGCCGGAGCAAGTGCGTTAACCGTGTCCCCGGAAAAATGAATCGGAACTAATCTGTCCCGGAAGATAATTGTGTCATGTAAAATAGTGATCCTCAAAGTGTCATGTAAGATTGGGAATTTAGCATTGCATCTGCGTTGGGTAACACATGATACTGTCATGAGTATAACAGCAATGAGGATCACTGAGAATTTCATTTTTTCACTTCGTTTATAAGTGGAGCTTCCGGCTTGGGTTCAAACCAGCCATGAATCATGTCGAGTATTCCTTTCAATACAGGAATATCGAAGACTCCATTAGAAGCCAGCCCTGCCGCAAATCCATGAATAACCGCCAGTAATATCGGGAAGTCTTTTGCATACCCAATATTGAACAGGTCACTTCCGACAAGTATAACTATTGCCACAACCCATGCGGTCACCTGTTTAAGTATTGGCTTAGTTATCTTTAATAGTCCGGTAAAGAAAGCTGCTATAAAAGCCGTCAGGAACGAAACCCCGCCGAATGAAGCAACCCACTGTGCCGGATTAGAAAGTACATCTCCCCAGGTTGACGGCGGAACTGTCGGATCTTGGCAGAAAGCAAAAACAGAAACGAACAGCAATGTGATAAATAAGAATAATTTTTTCATCTCGATATAATTTAGTTATTAAACAAAAAGACCTTGCCTTGGCCAGCATTCCTTGAATCAATATGCAACCAAGTTACGTTTTTTTCTATTCTTACCGGGTAAGGGAGCTTAATTTCATTAGCCACAATCCATAAACGAACCTGTGCCGCTGTCTTCCCGGCCACGTCGCAATCGAATCCCTGCCCGGTCATATGTGGAGAAACATAAAGAGTCCCGTCCTTTATGGCTTTCTGAACTAACGAACATTGAATACATCTGAACCCTCGTTCATCAAATAATGGAAGTCCTCTTTTCACCCGTTCTTCTTCCGGCATATCGTAATTATTGCCAAAAATGGGACCCAATTGATCCCGGAGAAGATCAACAGTCATAAGTAGTTTGTCATCCATAAACTGCCAAGCTGTTTCTCCGTACTTTTTGAAGACGTGAGGACAGACCATTTCCTGTAATGAAAAATGACGGGGTTTGTAAATCATCGTAAGAAAGCATAATGTATAATAAGCCAAAAAGAAGTAACTAAAGTGATGTAAATTATAATCTTCCACCACTTAAAAGCACTGACTACGTTTATAAGTATCGGTCTGATATCATGTAATTCATCTGAATACCTCTTAATAGCCTCTGGCTTGAGAATCTGCATTTCAATTTCGAGCCGTTCAATCCTTCTTTTTTTATCTTCAGCTCGCAATTCCAATACATTAATTCTTTTTATTTCCTCCCTAATCTCGCCTTCTGTTATTTCAAGCCTTTCGTTAATTCTTGCAATATCCCCAGCAATAGATTTTAATGTTTCATTCAACCCTAAGCTCTGTGCTGATAGTTCTTCCCGTAAAACTCTAATCCATTGCTGTTCGATAACTTCGTTTACATCAGAAATTAACTTTTCGCCAAAGACTTTATTTTGAGCGCTGACTTCTTCCATTAACTCATTCTTAACCGACTTGTCACGGACAGTTAACAGATTGACCATGAACTTATGATAGGCATGGCTGAAAACGGGATCGTTCTCGGTTTGAATCTCGTCAATATACCCTTCCACTTGTTTTTCAAAGGAAGGTTCGGGAAGCTTGTCTTTGCTTACTTCTTCATCGCTTGCCATTGGATTTCTTTTTATTGATATTATGTGATTCGATTGCAAGCGTAATTACCCGCCAGAGTATTATGCCAACAAACAATACCGCTCCGATATGATATACGTCCCATTTCCACCCATTCAAGAACTCGTTCATTTTTTTACTGGTTTTACTCGTTCATATTTAATAACTGCCGGAGGCCTGTCAAGGCTTTTTTCAGTACCGGATTCTTGTGGTACGACTTCAAATGTCATTCCTTCCAGAGAATGGGTTAATTCCATAATGTCTTTACTGTGTTCCTGAACCCATAGAACATATGATCTTTGCAAAGCATCGGACTTCTTGGCATATTCAATAACAAAACCTTTAAGTGAATCCTGTTTATCTCCATACGCGCCAAGGGTGTTTTTCAAACCCTTAATATCGGCCTTTATGTCAGTTTGGTCTTTCGATATCCCGGAAATGTCATTCTTTTTGCTGGTTGTTGAGCCTCCAAGATTAAACAGAAACGTCCCGACAGTTATAGTCATAACCAGCCAGCTCAAAGGATTACTGAAAAATCCCTTGGCCAGACTGGTTTTAACTTCTGTCTTAATCTCCTCTGCCATGACTACCCGTTTTTAATCCGGCTGGCCGGCATTGGATTTGGGTCTTTTTTATTTGCTCCTGAATTGTCCTTTCCTTTGGAAACGACTTTTGCCGGACTACCATTAGACTTAATAGAGTTCGGCTTTCCTGTTTTAATAATTTTACCTTTCATGGCTTTACGTATTTAATCAACATTTATATCAAGATCACCTATTGCAAATTCAGGAGTTACCCCTTCTGAAATATCAAGATTACTCGACAATGCACCCCAAAGGATAGCGTCATCAATTCCGGTTGCCGCTCCTTTATTAACAGTAAACGAAACGGCTGTTTGTGGTGTCCCTGCAAGACAAATCGGGAACGTAATTGCAGCTGCATTAGAAGCGTTATTACCACTTACCGTCCATCCCCCGGTTGTTCGTGGACTCGCAACTCTTGAATATCCCGGATAATTACATTCCGTACCTTGCCCGGAATCTGTCGGTGCGACTGAATATAAAACTATATATACGTTCCCCGCTGAAGCCGATCCCAAAATCCCATTCGTATCTCCAAGTCCTGCTATTGGAGTGTTATTAAGTAAGAGCTGAAGCAGGGACGTTTCAAAATCATCTTTTGCACTCATTTTCGTTATTGTTAATTAATTTAATCCCTTCATTGAAAAATGCTTTTGCCAGATTTGTTTTTGCTTCTATCTTTTCATCTGCTATTTCAGAGTTCATTTTTCAATTAATCACTTTTTGTTATTTGCGCTGATAATATTTTGCTCTCTAATTTTACTGTAGTGCCAGCGAATACCGTAGCGACTATAAGTTTAAATTCTTAAATAAATCAAATTGATCGGAAGAAATTAATCCCGTTCTTCCTGGTGCGAGATTCAACAGAAAAGGCACACTATTCGCTTTTGCAATATCATAAGCTGATTGTATTGCACTCTGATTTCTTAAAGTAAATCCTGTATGCCAATAAAACGAATCTCCGACCGCACCGTTATTATTAACGCATAATTCTTGAGGTACATAATATGTTATTCCATGTACCCTAGTAGAAGATAATACATCAGCCCATGTCTTATTCGCTGGTCCAAACGTGGTTAAAGCATAATATTCCTCATCTGATCCGATATCATAAGGGAACCAATTAAAAGGGTTATCGCCAACAGTATTACCGACTACCTGACAGTTTGGATTTATAGCCTTAATGGCATCATAATACATCTGTGGATCATTTACTTTAGTAGCTCCCCCATAGTCTACCCAAACATAATTTGAAGGCCATGTTGTTAATATATATTGAAGCACCTTACACACAAAATTATCGCTGTACTGCTTTTCTGTTGCCGTATAAACAGTACCACTAAAAGCACCATTCGGATTCTTTAATCCCGTTGCCGTTCTTGACATATTATTTTGCCAGACAGGACATACATAAGGTACTGGTTCAATCCCATACTTTGCACAAGCTGTATAAAACTTATTAGTTATCTCCACATCTGCTCCGGCACTTGCAACATCGTATTTTTTATAGCCAAATACCGTATTAAGAATATAATCAGGGAAAGGAATTGGATTATCAAATAAAGCAAATCCCGTTCCGTCAAAAATAGAAAAGACAAGATATTCAATACCAGCATCTTTAGCGTCACTAACCCATTTGTCAATATCATGCGCACCCTTATAGAACAGATCGGGAGAACAAGGTAATCTCAATGCCCAATTGCCCGTGACATCAATATAAGAATACATACTGTATTGAATAATACCACCTAATTTAAAGTTTTTATACTTTGCCAGATATGAATTACTGCTCGTTGCAGGCGTTTTAGTTCCTGTGTTTG